ATTTATTATGGACGCAAAGGAGGAAAGATCGACGATGTGACCACCCTTCCCTTTATCGTGCGACCAGAAGGTCCCAGTCGTCACCTCTGTCTCAAGGATGCGACGGGTGCGTTAAACGGTGCCAAGCACACGCTGGCCAAAATCCCTGCGTCGTCGAAACTGTCGATTCAAATGAAGACCTTTGAAACTCCGGCGAAGGCGGGGGAGCCCAATGGCATCTTTGCGAAGGCCAAGACGGTGCTGTTGCGCTCCGAGACGGCCCCCTATCACACCGACGGCCTGATCTTTACTCCTAATGCGGATCCACTTCCCAAGAATGTCAGCACCTGGTCCAAGCAATTCAAGTGGAAGCCTGCCACTGAAAACTCCGTAGACTTTCTGGTGTTGACGGAGCGCGAACGATTGCCGGACGGAACTCCCACTTCTAAGGAGTTGGTAGAGACGCACTTTCGTGCCGACGTCAACCAAATGGTGACCCACAAGACCCTGCGTCTATTTGTGGGAAGTGCGATGGACCCCGCGTTTGAACACCCTCGTGAGTGGATCCTCAACAAGCAACCCTTACCTGCCAGCCTTCACGGACGTGGAGAGTATCGTGCCGTCGAGTTCGCACCCGATCCTCCAGATCCCATGGCGTCGCTGTGCTACGTCGCCCTTCAAGAAACGGGAGGAGACCGCGATGTCCTGGTCTGCGAATCAGGGGATCCCATCATGAATCGCACCATTGTCGAGATGATTTACAAGCCGGATCGACCTGCGGGTTGGCGCTGGACTCCGATGCGTGTGCGATGGGACAAGACAGAACTGTACGCACGCGGCAAGAAAAGCATGAACAACGAGGACGTCGCAGAGGACGTCTGGCAATCCATTCACGACCCCATCACCGAGTACATGCTCAAGACGGGGTCCGTGTCGGACGAAAGCCCTGCGACTGCTTCTTCTTCTTCTTCTGCCGCTGGAAGCGACGTCTACTACCAACGCAAGGCTTCTCAAGCAGTCCTCAACAAGGTTCTTGGGCACAATCAGTTTCACAATACCTACATCAAGAACGAAATTCTGCTGAGTCGCACGATTAAGCGTGGCGACGCCGTTCTGGATATGTCGGTAGGACAGGCCGGCGACATTCACAAGTGGATTCGTGCCGAGCCATCTTGGGTCCTAGGGTGCGACTTGGCACTGTCTGGGTTGACCTATAATCGAAGCGGAGCCTACCGTCGCTACCTCAACGAACTCATCAAAGCCAAGGGCGCAGTGGCTCCCATGCTCTTTGTTCAAGCGGACGCCGCGGTTCGCTACAAGGACGGGTCCGCAGGACAGACGCCCTTGGATCGCTCAATGTTGCGATGCCTCTTTGGAGAATCGATTGACGGTGTGCCTCCCTACGTGAATGAACTGCGAGGATACGCCGCACGTGGGTTTAATGTGGTCGCCATGATGTTTGCCCTTCACTACCTGTTCAAGGACAAGGAGACGGTCGATGGATTCTTTCAAAATGTGTCGGACACGCTAAATGTGGGAGGCTACTTTGTGGGGTGTTGCTTTGACGGCGACACAGTATCGGCACTCCTTCGAAGCAAGACCCGTGGAGACACAAAGTACGGAAAGGAAGATGGCGTTGATCTGTGGAGCATCACTAAGCAATATGACGATGCCCTTGGAGTCCTTCCATCAACTGAGGAAGGCATCGGACGTGCGATCGACGTCAGTTTCATCTCGCTCGGCGAAGCCCGTCGCACCGAATACCTCGTATCTTGGGGCTACCTTGTCAAGCGTATGGCCGAAATCGGCGTGGACGTCTTGAACCCCGAGGAACTTCGAGACATGCGACTCCAGTCCTCTACCAACCTCTTTGGTGTGTCGAACGAAATGGCGGCTCGCTCCGGTCAAACCTTTCGCATGTCGCCCGTTGTCAAGGAGTTCAGCGACCTCAACCGATGGTTCATCTTTCGCCGTCGCGGAAAGACGGCCCTTGCCTCATCCACCGAAACACGACTCGAAGTGTTGAGCACGATGCGTATTCCTGCGACACAGGGTGGAGGATCGGTGACTGCTCCCTTGCCACCTACACTTGTGATAGAGGCAGAAGCAGTAGCAGAACCAGAAGCAGAAGCAGTAGCTACGACTGTAGAAGAAACAGTTGAAGACGCGGACCACGAAGCCAGCCTGGACGGAGGTTCACGTCTTCAAGTCGCCGACGGCCCCCTTCTGACCTTCTACCACAAGTCGCCTGCCAAGGATGATCTCAAGGTAGGGGACAAACATTGGCGACGTGCCCTCAGTCCCTACGCTCCGTTTACATACACGGACCCGGCCAATCCTTCCGTCAAATACCCCTCCCTGGAAGCAGCCCTCGGCTCTGCCAAGTTTCAACTGGCAACCGATAAACCCGAACTGGGTCCTCAACTCTTTTCCACAGCAGGTAACATTGCACAAGAGTTTGGGGAGAAGAAGCGATCCGTAGAAAATCCCTCCGCAGAACAACTCGCAACCTGGGTCGAAGAAATGGGTGTCAAGATGCGAGACGCACAGAAACCAGTCGCCTTGCGTAAAGTCAAGGCCAAGTTTGACGAAGAGGCCTGGAAGGCGAAGCACATGGCCATTCTGACGGAGTACGTCCATCAACGCTTCGAAGGAGACAAGACCTTCCGCAAATATCTGGAGGCCGCGGGACACAAGAAGGCGCGCCTTGTCTACTACACGGCAGGAGGGCCCACAGAATTAAGTGGTTCGGTCAAGGACGAGGTTGTGGAAGGAGAGAATCTTCTCGGCAAAGCCTACCTTCGAGAAGTCGGATTCCGATTCTAAAGAGAAAGGGTATATAGAGAGTAAATGGATCCGATTTCCTACAACAAGTTTACCCCGTCTGCTCCTCCTCCCTTTGATGCCCCTTACAATCAACCGTCGGCTCCTCCATATCAATACACGTATGCGTCTCGTTCACAACCTTCTTATTCCGCACCCCCGATATTGCCTCCCTTGCCAATGGCACAAATCCCACAACAAGCCTTATGTTTTTTTTGCGGAACGTCCGTTTCAACCGTCGCACGACTCCCTTGCGGATGCTCCGTATACGCACATGAATCCTGTGGTTCCTCACAAATACATCAATTGATTCAATGTCCTCTTTGTCGTTCCACCATCATCACCGTGTCGCCAAACGACATGCTCCGTCAGCAAGTTCAAGTCCTACAGGGAGAACAAGAGGCGGTCGCTCGTCGGCGGGCCCTACGGGGAGGCTGTTGTCTGATTCTTGTCGTAGTGGGCATCCTTGTCTGGGTAATTGTGCGTTACGTGGTACACGTCGAATAGTCCTGGTAAAAAGTGATACGCACTGGATTCCTTACATCACGTTCAAGAATGCCTCAATCGATTACCGACGGAGCCCTTGCGTGGCAACGCCTCGCGGTCGTCAATGCGCACCCGCGCGACGCCCGTATTTCCTTTGAAGAAGAGACGCACAAGTACACCATCGATGGAGTGCGGGACGGGTGGATTTCCTGTACCGGCTTTATCCACGGGTTTTTCCAAGAGTTTGATCCAGACGCCGTCATTAAGAAAATGATGTCGTCTCGAAACTGGCCCTCCAGTAAATATTTCGGAATGACGGCGGAAGCCATCAAGAAGCAGTGGTCCGATTCAGGGACGGAAGCCAGTGCCTTGGGAACGCGGATGCACTTGGACATTGAACACTACAACAACGCGGACCCCGTGGGCAATTTGGCGGGAGATGATTACAAACCCTGCCTCGGTACGGAATGGAACTACTTTCTCAATTACGAGAAGTACCACCGCCTGGCGCGGGGCTTTGTTCCGTACCGCACCGAATGGCTGGTGTTCAAGGAGGACATCAAGTTGGCGGGGTCCATTGACATGATCTACCTGAAACCAGATGGAACCTTGGCGATTTACGATTGGAAGCGGGCCAAGGAGATGAAGTACGAGAACTCATTTCAAACGGGGTTGCCTCCGCTGGATCACTTGCCAGACACCAACTACTGGCACTACTCGCTTCAACTTAACATTTACCGTCGAATTTTGGAAGAGTTTTACGGGGTCGTCGTGTCGGAACTCGCCCTTGTCGTTCTCCATCCCAACAACGACAACTATCGCGTGATTATGCTGAATCGCATGGATGACGAAGTCACGGATATGTTTGAGGCACGACGGGCTGCGCTGGCCGCTGGAACTGCTGCAGGAGCTCACTGAGGGAGGGTGGACTTTTTTTACAGACTAAGGTAGCGGAATGACCATCGTCGTAGCCTTGAACAAGGCACTTCAACTTCTAACCAACATTCAAGATAATTCTCCGAATGCCCAGGAAAAACAAGAGAATATGATACAGTTCTTTTCCTTTCTTCTCTCTAATGATGTCATAAAGGTCTTTCTTACACAAGAAGACGCGATTCGTAAGTTGATTAACGACCTATGTCGGAAATATATGTCGGAACCAGATGTTTGTTCCAATGTGGTGAGGTTGGCTCTTCAAACACAGGACTTCTGTGAGGAAACAGAAATCGAACACTTATTTCACCAAGAAGCAAAGCATTGAAAAACAAATGAATTTTTTTTTTTTTATTTTTTTTTTATTTTTTGTTTTGGTTATCGTAATGGTGCAGCAGGTTCTGGCAGTTTAATGACGATGGGGTGCGTCTTGCGACTGAAGCGTTCTTGAACAGCCCTGTACGAGGTGTTACAGTACTCGATAAGGCGTTCCACTTGCTCCCGGATTGCGTGAAAGTCGGCCCCTTCGGTCACCACCCCTCGGATAAGGTCGCGACTGGCCCCGACAAACACCTCACGAACCTGCGTCACGGCCCTATGGAAGAGTGTATCCTTTTCGATGCGTTGGAGACTCGTCTTCCACTCGTCTTCTGTTATTTCCTTGGCCATCAGTCGGACGCGAAGGATGCGGAGTTTCTCGTCGTTTTCGCGAACGACGTCCCCGCGATCCTGTTCCTCCCGCATAACACGCCAGGCCTCCGCCAGGTAGTCGCGATCCGTGTTCCCAGAGGAGCGAATTCGTCCGCATACAAATGCGCCTCCGTAGTGGGCACGATACGTCGGAATATCGAGAGCTCTTATAACGCTACGGTCCAGTTCTTCGTCGCAGGTGAGCGGGCGACCTGCGGGTACAGCGGTGGGATCTTGACCCTGGCTCTGTAGGTAGGCAAAGTAGTGGGGATTGTGAATGGGACCCTCCGCGATGCGTCCTGTACGCCAACTGAACCCGGTGTTACAGGCGGTACACCACATCTGGTCGCACCCCTCAATCTTACAGATGGGGACCCCGCACTTGGGGCATCCCTTCGCTTCGCGGGCCAGTAGGGCCGCGGTAGCCACGTGGCCAGGGTCGCAGGTGTGAGGCACATCTCGTTCGGCTCCCTTGAACTCGTGGCACTCGGGGCAGGACCAGCCGTTACAGAGCCCGCACTTCCAGGCAGTACTGAGGAATCCGCGACACTCGGGGGCAGGACAGGGCTTGATAAAGACTTTGGGTTCGGGTGCTGTACCCGCTGAGGCAGCGGTCGTGATTGTGTTGGTTGCCGTGTTTGTTGCGGTCTCTCTAGTTGGAAGTTGGTTCCGTCCGTGGCTAGTAATCGTAGTCTGTAGCCTCCGATTATACTCTTGGAGACGCCACTCCTGCCGTTGGAGTCGCTCAATCTCGGCTTGGAGTGCCGTCATTTCTGTAACGGAAGCAGGCAATATACGCTTCGCTGTCAGGTAATTCGAGGCCTGTTCCTGCGTCGCCGGCAACAGTGCTTTTTGGCGATCGCAAAGCACCTTTTCACGGTGCTCCTTATACGTGCCGAAGCGGTAAGATCGCGTCAGTTGCGAGTCTAGAAACTCGCGCTCCCACCCGTGCTTACACGAAGGGCATTGAGGTACGTCACTAATGTCGCCCTCCAAGTACGTCTGGAGACAGGTGCGACAGCAGGAATAGGCGCAGGAAGGGCAGGACGTCTTTGCCCGCGTGGACTTATTGAAATCGTTACAGCAAATATCACAGCTCATCTTGGAATGTGACGTAAGACTCAAAGGGCGAAGGTGTTTCAATTTTTAGATGTCTGTCCTATGATCTCCCTGTGGGGGATCATAGAACTGTACTTGGATTGCTCAGGCCACAAAGGCGTCCAAGGAAGCCTTGAGTCGGGGGGGAAGTTCCGCCTCTGTGATGACAAAGGAGCCCGAGGTCTTGCCTTGGTACGGCGTTCCCTCGGGGTCCAGAATGATGTACGTACCCGTTCCTCCTTTGGCGACACCTTCCACTGCCACGTCGCCAGGAACCTCCTGTGTGAAGACGATGGTGTGCTTGGCATACGGAGCAAAGAGCGTCCAATCGGCACGTGTGCCGGTCATAGGTTTTCCGAGGGCCGTCTCAATCGTTTCCAAGGACTTGTGCGTAATGCTGACAAGGCTGGTGACAAACCGTGCTCGCGGGTCGCGGGCCACATCCGCGGGAAACTGGGCTAGCGACAAGGTCGCTGCCCAATCGGCCGGCAAATCCGTCGCAGGCATCTCAGATCCCGCCTCTTCTGGGTATCGTAATCCGCGTGCGAATTCGCTTGTCGTTGCCTTGGTGTAGCCTAGTCGATCAAACAAGGCCTGGTCACCCCGACCGGTGGCCGCAAAAAGAACCGAGTCGTCTGTGCGCACCAACTCGCGCCCCACGGGCTTCAAGTAGGAAATGCTCTGATGGAGGATTTCCTCGGCACTTCCAAAGGTTCGAAGGAGTTCATCGCTCAGGCGCGCCACCATGACACGCATCGGATCCACAAAGCGAGGAGTCGCTTGGGTGTGGATCAGGCAACGGCCTCCAGAGGGGCCTCCTCCTTCTTCGGCAATCCACGTACATCCCGCCACGCACGCCTCCTGCGTCTGAATCTGAAGGCAGTCCCGTCGCAACACAGAATCTCTTACAGTTCCCTCCGTCGTAATCCACGGTGCAACGCTGTTGATGATGATGGACGCCAGCAAAATGTCGAGGCGTTTCTGAAGTTCATACAAGGGCAGGCGTCGTCGTGCTTTGCGGAGGGCCTCGATCTGGGTACGCACTTGTTCGCCATCCCGTGACGAAAACAACCAATTGGAAAACGAGATGCGGAGGTACTGGTAGGCCTCATCCAGGACTTCTTCCTCCGTTGCCGTGATGGAATCGACGTCGTCCGTTCCTTTCAGAAGGGTTCGGTCAATATCCCACGGCATTTCATCGCGTTCTGCCGCGACGACCCTGCGTCGTTCTCCGGGACGAACCGGCCTTGGATTGTCACCTTCCCCTCCCAAGTCAAGGAATCGACGGTGATCTACGTGGGCGGTCGTACGCTGCGGCTGAATGGGGATTTCTGTGTTACATCGGAGCAGGATGGCGACGTAGAACCCGTCCTTCATGAGCAACTGCTGAGGTGCCAACATCGGAAAATTATCCGGGTTTGCGACACGATGGTTCGGAATTTGAATCTGCTTTCCCGTGTAAAATTCAAGAAGGGCTTGAAGCGACGGTCTGGGAAGTGCTTCGTCTCCCCGCAAACTCACAAGTCCTGGCACTACAGTTCCGTCGTCGATCGCCGGAACATATACTTCCGTAGTCTTTTCTTTCACAACAAGCCCCACCAGGCGATTGGTAATGTCTCGTGCGATGGACGACACCTTGTACTTGTCTCGGTGTTCTTGGAAAAAGGCAAGGAGTTCGCTGAGTCTCGGAATAGACCGAGAGGATTGGACAGGCATCCAGGGGTGAATGGGAAGTGCCTGGACCCCGCACCCCCTGCGATAGGAAAAATAGTCCGTGAGAAAGGCACGCAGGGGTTCCTGAATTTCTCGTGGAAAGGAGCGAAAGACGTCGGTGGAATCTTGGAGCACGCCCACAACGCGTCGATCGGCCTCCGTCGTGGCACTATAAAACACAAGGGGGTCGTAGAATCCCGTCGTTTCGCGTTCCAATAAAAACAGTACAGGGGGTTTCATCGCCTGGGCGCGAAAGGACAGTCCAAACGAAGGGCAGTGAATCGTGGGTTCCTCGTCTCGCTTTTTCGGAAAGCGAATACGTACAATGACGAATCCCGTTTTCGTGAGAAGACCCGGTGTGGCAAAGAGGCCTTCCCACGTCCGAAGGTCTTTCGGTTCCTTGGCGTCCTTCACGTATTGTTTAAAATTCGTCCACGCGAGGAACAATTGTTCCAGGTACGGGCGTTGAGGCGTCACTGTTTGTTGGAATCCTGCGTTGGTTAGGAACCGGGTGAAGGCCCCGTGTTCGCCGCGATTGGGGGCGCTGATGGATTTTCCAGGTGTCGCGAATTCGTGAAGGAGTGTTCCATAGTTGGCCTGTTCAAATGCGTGGATATATCGTCCTTCTTGTCCTTCGTGGCCACGCCCTCCCGTCATTCGGTCAATCATCTCCGACACGGTTGGAATCGACAAGTCGTTGGCTTGCGTAACGTAATGCTCCGTCGCATAATTCGCAAAGGCAAGGAGTTTCAACAGGTTGTGTCCGTAGTCGCGTGTACACCCAATACTGTAGCGGAGAAAGGCCGCGCCCGGCACCTTGAGGTAGGCGTTGATGCCTGCTCCCAAGGCGCCCTTGTTGTCCGTCAGAAACTCGGACGGCGTCTGTCCTAGCAAGACGTTCACGGACGGAGGGGGAAGGGCCACCTTGCCACGCGACAACTCCATCCAATCAGTTTCACGACGCCCCACGACGTTTTGGTGCGGAATGTACCAAGGGTTCTTGGTGTCGCGAACCGTCGGCGAGAAAGGGCGGAGCGTCGATTCGTCTTCGGGAAGGGCAGGTTCTTCGGCAACAACAGCCACCGCCCCCTCTGGCACCCGTTGTTGGGTCGCGGGAAGCGGCACCTTGGGAGGAGGAATGGGTTTGGCCCCTTCGGGCATCACCATGTATTTGGAATCGACAAAGCAACAGGGGTAGGCATACCCCTCTGGATTCAACTTGCCCATGTATCCAACAAATCGCGTGACTTCGTTATCCGCATCCTCGGTCTTTCCCGTTGCTTTCTTGCCACGTCGCAAGACGGTTTCCCCAAGAACGGGGTGCTTCTCATCTTTGAATTCGACGCCCCCGCAAAAAGGACATCCAACAGCACCCGCCCGTTTTTTCTGTCCGGGTCTGTCGACACGACCTTCATACTCGGCCGGCACAAGGGGCAAGTCGTCGTGGACGCACCATAATTCGCCGCAAATGTAGTAATTGGGTTTGTCCATGTTGGTTCCCAAGCGAATCACAGACATCAGGTATTTCTGGCCCTGCTCTTCCATCCTTCGCTGAAGGTCCGCCTTGTCTTCCGCTGAAACGCCACGTTCCGTTTCCGACAAACTGCGTACAACCTGTCCTGCCTTGTTGGTGGAGGGCTTTAATTCCACTCCGAGTTCCAAGGCTCGTTTTTCCAGTTCCAGAATCTCGGGCATCGTCTTCTTGGCTTCCGACACTCCATAGGTCTTTCGCATTCCGACCGTCTTATTGGCCAGCGTAATGGCCAATTCATCGTAGGGCGTCAACGGGGCCTCTAGCCAAAACACAGTTTCTCCGTAGGCTGTGCGGGCGTGGCGATATCCCTTCTCGTCGAGCACAAAGGGTTGCCGACCGGCATTTTTCTGACAGGTGAGTGAATACGATTTGGGTGCTGGCACGGGCTTGGGAAGAGGGTCAAACAATTGCCGGTCCTTGCCGGTCATCTGCCTCAAATACCACTCGTCTCCGATGGGAGGAAGCAATTCCAAGGCGTTACCTTCGACTGCTTCTGCTTCTGCGACTGCTTCTGCGACTGCTTCTGCGACTGCTTCTGCGACTGCTTCTGCGACTGCTTCTGCGACTGCTTCTTCTCCTTCTCCTTCTGCCACAGCCTCCTCTTCTGCGGGCATACCCTGAATCATCGCCAATTCTTCCTCCGTCCATTCGACTTGCTCTTCTTCTGCCGCCGCGTTGTTGGCCACAGCGACAACTTCCGCTACTGGTCCCGCTACTGGTCCCGCTACCGGTCCGGGAGCAACGGTCAGTGCGAGGTCCCGTGACGTGCGAGACACCAACACCGTCACAAGGGACAAGATACGTTGAAGATCTAAAAAAGACCCCGCACCTCCAATTTCGACAAGGTACGATGGATGAACGGGTTCAATACGTACCCTCACGCCCCAGTTTCTGGCGGCAATGGCCCGTGCGTCTTTCTCGGGGTCCGCACGCACGTACTCTAGCGTCGAACGAAGAAACTCTTGGACGTTTTCCTTTGCCACGGCTTCCGTCACGCCATACTCTTGGATCACGCGTTCTTCCAACTTGTCAGGTTCCAAATCCACCACCGCAAGGGAACTCGAATTCAAATACAGGCTTGTGATGAATCGCTTAATCGGGTCGGCTTCCACCACAAAATTGCTGACGGCTTTGAATCGCAACAACAAGGCTGCTTGAACGGCACTGGAACGCTCTTCTAGAAAGAGTGGCGTGAAGGCGTTCAATCGCTGTCTCATCTCCTTGCGACTCGGCTTCGGTCCTTCCAAACGAGATTGAATTGTGTAGAGTGCCGAACATTCAACAATGGCGTTGTTGGACACTTCAATACCGGCCCACGGCGTCTGAGACAACACCGTGGGAAGAATGCGCAGTGCTTCTTCCGCGACGACATTCGGAATAGGGGCATCTTTGCGAGGGGCTTCCAACACGGCGTTGGCACTTCCGTCTTCGTAAATGTGAATGGTCCACGCCGTTCCTGTGGGGGCTTGTGGATGGGGAATCGGGGATTTGAGCAAAATCAAGGAGGTCGTAGGACTTCCGGGTTGATCTACCATGAAGGTGTTGAACAGGGATTCCGACAACAAGGCGTCTCCAGAGGCCTTTGTGGCCAGTTTCACAAGGGGAGTTCCACGCTCCTTGGCGGGAAAGAACCGCAGAAACGGCACGGTCGCAGTGGGATTCATCTCGTAGAACTTGAGTTCCAGAAGCCCTTTTCCAAGGGTCTCACTTCTCGGAAGTTCAAAGCGGAGGAGACGCAGATCGCGTAACTCGGGGGCGGTTGTGGCACGCACAATCTCCGAAGTAAGGCCTTCTTCCAACACCTTGTAGCGGGCATCCATTGCCGTCAGATACAGGTCGATGGCACGATGTTCCTCCGTGTCTTCACTGGGGGCCAAATATGTGCGTACACTGTCTTCGGTAATGTCTGGAAAATACAGTTGAAGATACCCTTCCACCATTTCTTTGGAAGGAGGCGATCCTGAAGAGACTCCCGATGCTTGAAGAAGGGACTCGAGCGTCCACACGTGAAGCGTGCCCTTGAGTTTCATTTCCGCTGTAATGCCAGACAACATATCCGGAAAGATTTGCTTTCGTTCTCCTCCCTCAAATAAACGTGGATCCGGATCTCCCGGAACGCCAGCATCCGAGACCAAGGGATTCAAAAGCGTCGGTCCAAACTTCCAGGTGAATTCCACTGGTTCAATTTGGTGATCGACTTCAGATTGCCCTAAGAACAAGCGGTCCGGCAACCACGCAGAATCGCCTGCGTGCTGATGCGAAATACGTTGCTTGATGGTACGAATCGTCTCGAACGGAAAGATGGTTGGCAAGGTTGTCTCCGTGCGAACCTCTGTGTTTCTTACACGATCGTAGGTATGTTCGACGAGACGTACGGGCGTCCCCCCGAGGGTTCCAATTCCGGGTGGGTGTATCATTCCTATTCTGTGCGGCGATTTCCTCTGCGTTTTTTTATACGGAGAAGATAGAGATGAATTCTGCCGGCCCGTTTGGAAACAATCGTCGTAATGTGTCCCGCAATGCGACCAGCAATGTGTCCATGCGAAACAGCACTCTAGGTGCGAATGTTGCTACTCCTGCTCCTGCTGCTCCTGCTACACCTTCTGAACCCTCCACACCAGCCTCTTCCGGTTCTTGGTTCTCTTCCTTCTTCTCGTCGTCTCCTTCTTCTACCACAAAGCCTTGGTACCAGTTTTTTGGAGGACGTCGTGCGTCTCGTAAGGCAAACCGTAAGGGACACCGTAAGGCGCGCAAGGCCCGTAAAACGCGTCGTCATTAGACAAGACATAACCCGTCCTTGTACATGTAACGAAAGAATCTTTCGTCACATGTGTGTTTGATACACTATAATCCGTCCTTTACGCTATCCTTGTAGGTCGGTGAATCTGTAATGTGGACACCGCAATATTCGACGGGGTGCGCCGCGAAATCCGTGTATTGATAGATTTTGATATGCTCAGCCTGTTTCAGGACCCAGGCAAAATGATTCCAAAACTCGGGAGTGTGCCCGATACTGGCGGTTCCGACGTGACTCATTTCGTGAAGGGCCACAAACAATATGATGTTTTCCTGGACAAGGGCTTCCTTAGCGTCGCGCTGTCTCAGACACATGAAGATCTTTTCACCCTTGTTGACCGAATAAGAGGTATATTGGGCATCCGGAGTGGATTCTGAGAAACGTGAGGCGGAACAGTCAAAGTTCGTCACCATCTGCTTGACAAAGGGTTTGTCCATGTGCGTTTGTTCCAGGTATTTGCGAAGACGGAGCAGTTTCTCGCGTACGCGTGCCAGGCGATCTGCCGCCTCCTGCTTGTCGGGAAGGTTCCGCACAAGATAATGCTCGTCATCGACGGTGGACTTGGTCAACGACAGCGGGTACTTGGATGATTTGAAATACATGGCGATGTAGGCGATCGCCAGGACTACGAGGACGAACATCCATGGACCGCTCGAAGACTCCATCTTCCTTAGGGAGTATTTTTTAAAAAATGACACAGGGGGAGTGGGAGGGGTCCTAGTACAAATGGAAGCCTCCAAGAAATCCACGGGTCGCACGTTCGGAACCTGTAATATGAAGCGTATTTACAATTCGATCTACTTTTCAGACAAGATTAACCACGACACGACACACCAACTGATTGTGACACTGAAAAACTGCGAACTAGACATTCTGGACGATATGAAGGTCGTCGAGGAAGCCTCCAAGAAAACAACACCTCGGTACGCGTCGGCCACCGTGGAGGCGTCTCCCATAGAACTTTACCTGACGACCTACGGAGGTCTTGTCCACGCCGCGTTTTCCGTCGTGGACGTGATTCGGTCCCTGCGTGTTCCCGTTCACACCATTGTGCTCGGCTACGTCGCCTCAGCAGGAACGCTGATTTCCTTGGCGGGGACCAAGCGATTTATCACGCCCAACAGTTTTATGATGATCCACGAAATTCGAAGTGGATTTTGGGGGCGGTATTCGGAGGCGCGGGCCGAGTATGAAAACGTCACGAAATTGATGGATCACGTGACGCAGTATTATTTGGAAAAGACACCATTGACGCAGGAACGCTTGACAGCCTTGCTAAAGACTGACACGGATATGAATGCCCGCGAATGCGTGACGATGGGGTTGGTGGAGGGGGTGCGGTGATAGGAACTTTGGATGTTTCACGTTTATTTTTTCTCATGCCAAGTCGTTCCAATTCGGTAACCTACTTAATGCGGCAACATTATTTCGATATGCCGTAGATGGAAATTCTGCTCTCGCATTCGCAGTTGTAAAAAAATTTTGCATTGCTTTTTCAATGGTGTCTGGATCACGAGTAATTTTGTTTTTTATATATATTTGATGAAGGTCGCCATAAAAAGCAATTAGTTGGGCATTTACTAATCGTATATTACTTGCCCTTCTTTTCAACTCATGTAAATCGGCTAGTTCATCTACATTCCCTTCTCTCGTAAGAGCAATTCTAAGTTGTTTTACCTTTTCCACTAAAATAGTATATTGTTTGTGGTTATACATATAATACTTTCTAATTTTTTTTAGTCGTCCAGTTAACTTTAATGCTTCCTCTATTAAATCTTTATTTGGCCAACATATTTCCATAAGTATATAATATAAATTATTGGTTTTTTCAATTATAGAGTAACCATTAAAATCGGCATATCCTGGGATTACCCTACCGTGCCTACCGATACCAGGATTAACAAATGTTCCATCAATACGAATAAATAAATGGTCAACTTTTTCGTTTGTTATATTTCCATATGCCTTAGGTGTATTTTCCGCTACTTTTTGTCTCTCTCTATATCTTTGTTGTTGTCGTGTTTGTAATTTTGTAATTGGGTCTTCAATTGGATCTTCAGCTTCTCTAATATTTTCAGCACTTGGTCTTGTTACTGTTTCTCTCTTTATTCTTACTGGGGTCGCACTGGAAGCTGCCGCACTGGAACCCGAGGAAGCTGCCGCACTGGAACCCGAGGAAGCTGCCGCACTGGAAGTTGCAACAGAGGATAGTTTACCTATACCCGGAAAAGGTGGCAAAGGTTTTTCAGGTTTTTTTAGTTCACTTAACACCTTGTTAAAAAAAAGTAACCAATGCCATTTTTCTGTTTCTGATTTGAACCTCTTGTGATTATCTGAATTTTTTACAAATTCAATCCATCCATTTACTGCTTCTATATATTTTTCATTGGTATCGAATGCACTCTTTATTTTCATTGTATCACTCAAAGCAGATCCTTTTCCGCTAGGGAATCCAGCAAAAGTTCCACCACCTGCAAATTTATTAGTCCCATAATGAATGTGTGTTAGGCCATGCCCCAACCCTCCCTCTCCAAGGAAAAAAGTACCATCGTCTTTATTTTTACCTGTACCCAATAATTGGTCTATTCTCATTTCGTCAAGAGTTACATTGTATGCATCAAAAGCATTGTCTATAATTGTTGTAATATCGTCACCTCCTCCCCTCTGTACATACTTTCGCGTAAAGCGACGCGATACGCGATTGCGACGAGTAGCACCCCTGTTCTTACGACTGCCTCTGTTGTTCTTCCGCGTTCCCTTCCGAAGACGATTTTTCCGCGTGGCCACGGGCATTTCTAATTACGCTATTTGTTTTTTCTTTCATTGGTCCATAGGATGACTCAATAAAAGAAGGAAGATGTTCTTAGGCATTTACGCGATTTCCAGAGGGCGACGTTGAAGGTCGGGAGAGATGGTGGTCTGGAGCCAAGGGCTGACCTGCTGCTGGGGATTGGGAGGCTCGGAGCGAAGGTCCCAACTGGCGTTGCGGATGGGGTGATGGAAGCTTCAAGGTGTACTCTTGCTCTCAAGCGATAAAGGTTTTTTCGGTGAATTTTCTTTACCTTCGATGATTATCGCCTGTATCTGTTATAATTTGCTAGCATTTTTTTTGCGGGACGTCCATTAGCCCCAAGACCTTCTCCTTCTTCCAGAAAACCTGGATAAAATCGATCATGAGTCATAGTATTATTTAACAAAACTCTCGTTTTAACAGTCACTGATTTACCATGACTTTCTTCTGTGATACTGCCATCTATCACAAATTCGTCATGTATTTTTCGAAGTCCATCATATAGTTTATTTAATTCAACATGTAGATCTTTTCTATATTGTGTTTTAAAACCTTCATTAGGTTCCCTATTAATTCTATGTACTACCTTATATAATCGGTTGATCAACTTAATTGATGGAGAAACCAAATCTGAATGCTTATTAGAAATTATAGTGGTCAGAATATTTTCTATGAATCGAATTTTAGCAACTAAATCTTCATTTCTTACAAATTTTTCCCTACCTGGAATGTATCCTTCGTCACCTTGTTGTACGTGCATTATAGGAATGCCTTCTCCACTGATTGATATAAATATAGTTTCTTGAGGCTTATTCTTACCATATGATGGCGTAGCCTTTGAAACTGGGGCTAGCGCAGCACTTGAACTGGACGATGCTTCATTTGGTCTAGTGACTACTTCTTTAGGTAAGAATCTCCGCCGAAAACCATCTTCTGTCTTTGGACAAGGGGACTTGCCTGTATAAGTTTCACCTTTTATTCTAAAAATGATCTCTTTAAACAATCGAAACCAATGGTTACATTCATTTATGCTACCAATTTTTGGTGAATTTTGTAAAAAAGAAAACCATTCCTGTGTTATTCTTGCCATGTAAAAATCATCGTCTTGAACGTTTAATAGTCGGAAACCTCCGTACCCATTCCCACTGGGAAATCCAGCAAATGTTTCAACTCCGGTAAATTTACTATTCCCAAAATGTATATGTGTATGGTTATGTGCTAATTCTGGATTTAAATTTTCTTCTGTACTAATAAAATATGTACCGTCCCCTGCGTTTTTTAAAAACAATAACTGAGGATCATCTGGCGTACAACTTCCAAAATAAGTACCAAAAGCCTCAGCTACAAGTATTTTGAGATTTTGCCCTCCTCCCCTCTGTACATTCTTTCGCGTAAAGCGACGCGATACGCGATTGCGACGGGTCGCTTTGCGACTGTTTGTACGATTATTCTTATTGTTCTTCCGCGTTCCCTTCCGAAGACGATTTTTCCGCGTGGCCACGGGCATTTCTAATTATGCTATTTATTATTCTTTCATTGGTCCATAGGATGACTCAATAAAAGAAGGAAGATATTCTTAAACGATTCTATCATTACGCGATTTCCAGAGGGCGGCGTTGAAGATCGGGAGAGATGGTGGTCTGGAGCCAAGGGCTGACCTGCTGCTGGGGATTGGGAGGCTCGGAGCGAAGGTCCCAACTGGCGTTGCGGAGGCTCTGGCCCACCGTGTTGACGCCGATGAGGGCACCAGCATTCAGGAAGTTCTTGCCGGCAATGTCACCAGCGCCCATAGGGTTGACCTGGGCCCACTTGGAGTTGGGGTCGTTGGGGAGAAGTTCGGGAGCCGTCAACTGGTTCTTGGGGTAGCAGTTGGCGGGCTTCTCAGAGTCGGGGAAGGGCATAGGGCTGGGGCTGAGGTCCTGAAACCCCTCCGTCGCAGGGTGGCTAGGTTCCATGGGAGACACCGTTTCCATGGCACTGGATTCACTGTGGGGATTTCCACGGACAAGGCTCTCATCCATAGGGCCATTGTTGTATGCGCCCGCGGATTGACCGTTGACGGACATGGCTGCCGTATTGCTGCCGGACATCACGGGATTGCTGGCGCCGTTCAAATTCATGTTGTTAAACCCCTCGAACTTGCGAGGGAGAAGACCACCGAGCGTAGGGTCTACGATGTACACAACGCCGATCAGGATGGCGACTACAAGAACGGCTAAGGCGATATTCCGGGGAGTCAACATGTCTTTATCTATCTGCCTTCTAAGAGTTTTTTTTTGACCGTTTGTTTGCGTTAATCCGCCTCTCCTTCGGAAGACTCCTCCTCCATCCATTCGCTGAACGCTGACTCATTGTCCGAAAGATCATAGGCATCATAAAACTCGGAAGCCATTCGTTCGGCGTCTCGGGTGGCTTGCTCGGCGGTCCGAAAGGCTGCTCGGATACGTTCCTTGGCCTCCTCCTTCTTTCGTTCGGTAACGGCCGGGTCTTGAAGCACAAACGGAGTGGCATCGGCCGGGGAAGATGCGAGTCCTAAATCGGAGACCTCCTCCACATCTTCTTCGAAAGGAGCACCCCATTCCAAATCAATGACAGATTCGGGAACCTTTTCCAGAATAACGGTCTTGAAGAAAGGTTGAATGCTGGACCGGGAGATTTGAATCCCCACCAACGCCAAATCGACGAAACTGGGGCCGTCCAAAAGAGGCGTTAATTCAATGTGCGTGAACGGATTCACCTTGACAACTCCGTCCACTTCGATACAGCCCCATCGAGGTGTAATCAATTCCAGGGACGCGATGGTAGGAGGATTTTTGAACAAGGACTTGGTGGTGGCAAGTTCCGTCAGGACCGTTCGTTGAAGTGTGCTCAGGGTGCTCTGATGGCGTAAGGTCGCTACGATTCCATCGGACGTTTGCTCCAAGCGAACCCCTGCGGAAAGGGGACTGACCAAGGATACGTAATAACTTTGGTCGGGACGACGCTCCGGGAGGGAAAACATTCTGGTGAACTCTGTGAAGGCAGGTTTAGACCATGGTCCTTCGTTCGTTTGAACAAACAAAAAAAAGGGGGATAAGAAATGGCTGACGAAGTAGATCGGGATCGGTACGCAGAAGCGAACGGAGACATTGCCAAAGACATCGGAGACAAGATTCTTCTCCTGATGCGCTCCCCGGAAAACCAGGTACGCGTCCAATCCATCTTGGATCCCATTGTCAGTCACATCATTAACCGGGTGTTTCCCTACATCTTGTTGTCGGCCATCTTGTTTCTGATCTTGTTTATCCTGACCATCGGAACCTTTTACATGGTGATGCGTTCGTCGGCTCCCGTGATGAGCCTCGTCGCAGAAACTCTCCAGTCCTAGTAAATGGCCGTAGCAGTCGCAGTGTTTCAAACCAAGACCATTGTCGGAGAAGCCGTGGCGACTTTGGAACACAGACGTGGCGTCGCGGGAACACGCTTGCGTGCTACCTTTACGGCACTGCCTCCGGGACTTCACGGATTTCACATTCACGTCAACGGTGATTTGCGAGGCGAAGGATGTAAAGGAGCCTGCCAACACTTTCACAAGGGACCCCTGAAGGGAACCCCGAAGGGGACCCCGTCTGATCACGGAGGGGCTCCGGGATCCAAAGGGCCGAGGCACACGGGAGACCTGGGAAACATTTGTCTAGAAAAGGGAACCTACCGGTACTTTTTGCCAGGCGTAACACCGGACGAATTGTGGGGACGGACCTTGATTGTTCATGACGGAGAAGATGACCTTGGCAAAGGGGGGGACGACGAAAGCAAGGTCACCGGAAACTCGGGGGCACGTATCGGGTGTGCCGTCTTTGGGCGAGCAGTGCCGTGTGCCACAGTGAAAAAGACACGCCGGAGATCAAAGCGCGTGTAGCATCGCAAACTCCGTCTTTGACAAGGGATTCAAATAGAGCGGATAAAAGGCGTCGAGCACCTCGTGTTCAACAGAAGGAGGTCCCGCCGTCCACTTTTCCCACTGCTTGGCATTCATCAGCGAATCCTGTGTGTCCAACAATCCATCCATCATCTGTTTTGCTGTTTCGTAAGGTCTCGTGTCCTGTATGCCCAAGGAGGCCAGCACAACCGGTAAAGGACCTCGGAACTGAATCCCCCAATAGGCGCGCTTGAAGGGAAGCGATGTAAGACCCGATGTGTAGTCGCATCCCATAAGAATACACATATCCAGAAACTGCTCATATGTGAATCCAATTTGCGTGAGAATGGAGGAGAGTCGGTATATGCTCCATCCGCCCGCGTCGCCGGGAAGGGCGTACGGACCCGGAACAAGAAGCGTTTCGACGCCGCGTGCCAAAAGGTCAAAATCGTGGCTGATGACGGCCGCAAGTTCGCCACGCTTGGCGAAATACGCGAGGACGGAATCCGCTTCTCCCGAGGCGTTGAGCGTCACGATGCCACAGGCGTAAAACAGTTGCTTCGCCATATCCCGTTCCTCTCCCGTCAGATAGGTCGAGTTCAAGACTAGACGATTCACCTCCTTGGTGACGACGGCAACCTGGTCTTCGTTCATCGGCACACGCTCCAGATCCCCCTCTAAAATGTGACGCGTTGTGTCGGAGGCCAGACGAAGTGCTGTACGCTTTTGAATCAAGGCCCGCTTCTCATCGGGAGGCTTGCCGTCAAAGATCATGACGGGTTGAATGCCGTGACGCTTACACGCTGCAATAAAGGTTGCCAAGTAGGGCAACATAGAGCGTCGTTGTGCTTTTGCTCGATAAAGAAAGCCAAGAATATCGACCCCGATCTTCTTGCCTTTCCACTGACTCCAATCAATGGAGCGTGGTTGTGTGTCCCCCGTCGTCGTATTTGCCCAGTGAAGGAACTTGGTAAGGCCACGCACTCCCATTGTGTAGTTTGTTACAGGACGTGGGGCCGGCTAGAGGCCATCATTTTTTGCCATAGACATGCGCATCGAAAGGGCTTCCGGTGTTGTGTGTTCCGCAGTGTGTCGCAATCGCGCTAGTTCGGGGGCGACCAGCTGACACAACACGTTCATCCGCTCCGCCTCTGTGAGGCCGTTTCCAAAGACCCATAGAAAGGCGACGTGAGGGGCGAGGGCCGCTTTCAGAACGTAGTACGCAAAGATGTTGGTGTTTTCGGTCCATTGGGTGGGTGCTCGTGCCAACACCTGGACCGCCTGGTAGTCCTGCCAGGTGCGTTGGTCTTCCCAGGGGATGTTGTGCCATCCGCACCACAGCCACTCGGCGTACAGTTCCGTCCACGCTTCAAACAGGGCAGGAAACACCTTCGCGTTCTCTCCCAGCCCCCAGCATGGCAACGGAGCCTTGGGCATCTTCCAATCCCACTCCATGGCGTGAATCATTTCGTGAAGGAGTACGCGGTCGTACTCTTCGCTACGATACACGTACACCTTTGGTTCTCCCGGAATCGCCCATCCGCCGTTGACGGTGCGCTTTCCTGGCCATTCCGTGGCCGTAATGCGACGAGGGTCGTCGCGCCACCACAGATGAACGGTGAACCCTGACGGCGCCCCCAGCCACGCGAGCATCGCGTCGACCTCACTAGCGGTCTTGGGGGCCGTCCGTTCGTCCTGCGTCAGCAGAAGCAGGGTGCGATGGTCCGACAAATCAAACGCGACTTGTTGGGTGCGCGGATCCTCGGTGAAGGCCGCAATAACCCCTTCGTCCCATCCATCAGGCCTTGCTTGGCTTTTTACGTGCCGTTGTTCGCTTGGAGAGAAGGGCCTGGACGACGGTGTCCACGGCCTTGGTAGCACCGGTCTTGTCTGCCGCGACCTTGTCTGGTGCCGTGTCTGTGACGATAAGGTTGGTGGCGACAGGGGACTCCTTTCCTCGCCCCCCCTTTGCTCCAACACGCTTTTTCGCAGGAGAGTCCATGCCTCCTCCATCTACTACAGTCTCTGGTTTTGTTCCTTCTCTTAACGCCTCGTATAATCCAAGGAGACCGGACTCTAATGATAAGGGTGTGCGATACGAGGTGTGCGGTTCTGCGAGCGTCAACGCGCGCATAATCTTCCAAAACAAGGCCGGTGACGAAAGGCGGTCTGCGTGTCGCTGTACGGCCGCCGCGCAACTGTCGATAATGTCCGGACCCGTTTGGCACATGCTCAGGGCTTGAAAGACGCAACTGCGGACCCACGACACAATGCGTAAGGTGGGAGGTTTCCCGCTTGTCGCTTCTTTTATTATGATTTGTATCAGATCGTCGTAATAGTCCTGTGTGCGTCGTGGCCATCCTCCCTCCGGAACACGACCATCAGGGAAAAAGGCGCACAGATCCTTGATGCGTTCCGGGCGTCCTTCCAAGGCATCCCACGCAGCTTCTGTGCGAAGGGGGGATGGACAATCGGTGATCGCATACCAGCTAGCAAACGGCATACGCGGAACGCGATGACGCACAAAGGCGTCTTCCAAGACGGCCAGCGGTCCCGTCATTTCGCGTGCCGTGATCCAAATCATTCCGCGTGCGTCGGCGGGCAACACAAACTGGTGGAGGGCCGCACGCACACGAATCGCCGCCGGAAGAGACAGTGAATGTGCCCGGCGTAAAATGACCAATTTGCGGGTCGACGTCCGGAGTCCATTCAAGACGTCCCCGGATGAGAAAAAGGTTGTCAACAATTCTCCAATAATCTGCTTGTCTTGCATCGACAAGTTCGGAATGTCAATCTCGAAATGATACGGACTCGCAAGAACCTTAGCCTCGTAGCCGTCTCCGACCGTAAACTGTCTCATTTCCAGAGGCAGAGACAGCGTCGTCTTGTGTGCCGTCTCGATCCATGAGCGTGCTGTGCGAAGTTTTCCGGATCCACTCGGACCTAGAAACAACCAAGGAAGATGTAAACGATCCATGTACCTCTTCTTTGAGTTCAAATGTTTAGACTTACCCGTTCGCCAACGCGTCTCGCAAATTGCTAATGGAAATTGTGCTGACGCTCGCAGTGATGAGGGCACAAGGAAGAATCACAAGCATGACAATCATCAGAAGAAACTGAATCATGTGGCTGGGATTGTGCGAAAAGTGGTACAGGGCCAGTCCATAGGCAACAATGCTTGTGGCAAAACTAAAGACGCTCACCACCGTCAGCAACTTGGAGTTTTGGACCGAGTCCTTCGGGAGAAGTACGGCGTAGGTCGCGATGGTAGTAATGCCCAAGGCTGCGCAGATGGCAATGGCAACATAGTAAGGCCAATTCATTCTATCAGGGACCCTTTTTTTTTGCTAGATAGTTCCTGGCATCTTGACCTTGAACACGGTCGAAAAGGTGCTCCAAGGTGCTGGCGTTCCTGAAGGAGTGGCGATGAGAACCACAATTCCACACATGATCAGAAGCGTGATGATGGTCGGAACAAAGAATCGCTGGAAATACATGTCGTTGATCTCGGGTTCCTTCCTCATTACCTGATAGGATGAAATAAATTTCGATTCTCTTTGTAGGATGGGCGATAGTGCGTACCAATGTAACCCTGGATTGAAACGCCGGGCAGGAGAATCCTGTCTGCCCCTCGACGCCATTCAGCGTCTAGCAAGAACATGGAATGACGCGCATCCCGGACACGCCATCAAGGGAAAAAGGATAAAGACGCGAAAGAATGGAAACACCGCTGGCCATCATAAAACCACGTGGAAAAACTTGCGAACGGCCATGAAAAACCGCTACGAGTGCGACACCGAGTACTGTATCGTGAAGAAATTGCCGGGACTTTCGGAAAAAGATCGCAAGGAAATGTTGCCCTATTTTCGCCCTGAGCGACCAAAAGAGTGGGACTCCAAACCCAAGACCTGGCTCGACAGTTACAATCTGGAAGACGTGATGAAGCAATACGAGCAGGCGGATCCCTCCTTCAAATTCATTGGCCCTGTTCCCATCGATTTCGATGGAAAAGAGGAAGCCACAGGACGTTGTATCGTGGACGAACTCTGTAAACTAAACCTTTCAGAAATGACCTCAAAAGGAATCAAAACCATCGGAATCATCTTCAACTTGGACAAGCACGATGAACCGGGGTCTCATTGGGTGTGTGCCTTTGTAGACATTGCCAATCGAAAGGCCTACTACTTTGATTCCTATGGATACGAACCGGAACCCGAAATCGAAACCTTTTTAAAGCGGATGAAGGACCAAGGATGTGAGTTCGTCTATTGGAATGATATACGACACCAGCGGGAAGGATCCGAGTGTGGCATGTATTGCCTCTACGTCATTATCAGCCTCTTGAACGGAACCCCCTTTGACAGTATCTGTAAGAACGTTGTCCCGGACAAAGTCATGAATCTGTTTCGCGACGTCTTGTTTGCGGAAGAAACTCCTCGAAAAGAAGCGATGGACAAGGCCTTGCCGTTGTTGGCCGCGGTGCCTAAACCGTAAACAATTCTAGCCCTTTAGGAGAATGTCCGCACCCCCCCAAAACCCTTTTTTGAATGAACCCAATTATAAAAAAATCATCGGGTTCCTTCGTCATCATTACACCACCAAGTTGGGTGCCCAGGCCTTGCCCGAACGCATGGAGTCACGCATTCAAAGCACAGTCCAGCACTACATGAAGGAGGTGGCACGCGTGGGAGCCCCTGGGAAGGCCGTTGGACAGTTGAACCAGGAAGTGGTGCGAGAAGCCACCTCTTCCTTGGACACGTGGATGAAAAAGCAGGAATCGGCCGCTCCTCCGACCACAACATCGGTCGGGGCCTTTGCTCGTCCGGACGAGTTTGTTCGGTTGTTTGAGGACACCAATACGCGGTACGAAACGATGATGGCGGATCGTACACCCGCTCCTCTTGTAGTGCCTCCGACACCCGACTTTCGTCGCTCCACGGATATACCTGAATCCAACGAAGATCCCGTCTTGCTGATGCAGCGACTTCAAAAGCAACGCGAAGAACAGGCCCGTGCGATTGGACTCGCGGGCGTTCCTCCCTCGGGTCCCCGCCTTGAAATTCAGGAGGACAAGGCCCCCAGTGCCGGCAACCCGGTTCCTCCACAGGCAGAGGCCTCCCCCACGCTCTTGGCACCCCGACCCCAAGACTACATCATCCCCCAAGAAAACATCGTCAAGTATCGCGAGACGGAAATCAACTTGTTCATCACCAGTGCGGACCGCGACTGGCTTCGCAACACGACAGAAAATCGCTACAATTTCACGGTCAATTTCAACACGGGGTCCAAGAAGCAGGGGTTCGGCTTCAATACCTCGATTCAAACCCGCCTTCGCAATATCCAGCGTATCGAGTTTGTCAAGGCCATTTTGCCCACTGAATCTCTCACAACCCTCGTCAAGGTCACCAATGACACTCCCACCTACGATACAACGCGTGTTCTCAACGTGATGTCCTTGCCCTTTATCGGCATTCGCATTGATGAACTGGAAACAAACGGATACAGCACGAATCCCTACGAAGATGCGACCTTTGCCATTGTTCAGTACGATACCATGTGGAACTCTGACCACACCTCCCAAGCAGTTGGCGGAACAGTCGCCGCACCGATTCTGACACGGTCCGGATACACGGGCTTTATTCCCAAGTTTTTAAAGACGCAAAAGGTCTACACTCCTACTCCCCTGGCCACCCTACAAAAACTCTCCATCCAAGTCCAGCGTCATACGGGGGACACGCTGAGCACGCAGTCCGATGTGCTTTTCTTCAAGCGGGTGTGTATGAGCAGTGCGTTTTCGACCATCGGAAGTGCCAGCACACTGTACGGCGATATTGGTGCGGCGGCTCAGAATTCCTATACCTTCCTACAAACCTCCAAGTACTTTCCCTTTTCTGCCGTGGGCGAGGGTGACGTCATTCAGATTCAGGGTTACGCACCGGCTGCGACCTCGGCGGCGGCGGGCGACTTTCAGACCTTTTTGACCAATGCGGCGGGGCTCTACGTGGTGGCGACGGCGTACGTCGATGCCGGGGGGGTACTGGTGGATGGTCGCAATACGGCGGGGTATTGTAACGTTGTTGTTGTGCGTAACCGATTTGACGATCCTTCCACGGGGGCGACGGGGCGCACGGCCTCCTATTACGGGGGGTCCTCAGGTGCCGAGACTACCTTTGCGGGGCAACTCGACAACACGACGGACGAGCCCAATCAGACGGGGGCGGCCTTCATCAATCTGAGTCGCCAGACGCATATGGTGCTTCGTGCTGTGACACGCGATATGGATGCGGGGTCAAATATTCGTCCTGACAACGTCTAGAGACCTTTCCGCGAAACACTCGACATCTGGACATTCCAGATTTCGAGTCTAAGAGTAGAGGAATGAATCACTCACTCGTGATCGCAATGGCGGTTCTGGCCATTTTGCTGATTGTTCTGGTGCCGATGGCCTATTATCGACCTGCGTGGCCTCCGGCTGTAGCGGAATCGTTCTCTACTGAGACGGATGCCTACCAGGCGGGGGCTCGTGCGACCTACATTGATCAGGGCAAGGCCCTGTACAATAAATTCTCCGACACGAATGACATTCAACGGGGAAACTTTCTTCATGTCGACGATCCTGCCGAGTTGAAGGCGGGAAATCGTGCCCTTCAAGATGTGATGGGAACGTCCGGCTTGGAGCCTTCCGAGACGTCCGCGACCTATCTCGGCATCTTGCGTGATGTTGTCTCTTCGCAACTATCCCCAAACAGTGGCTTACTCAAAGAAACCAAAAAGTGCGAGGCCCTCAAGGGACGCGGGGCTTGCGCCACACTTGGAACTCCCGGGTACGAGAACTGTGGCGTGTGTATCAAGGGAGGAACGACCCACGATGGGCGCAATGAGGGGAAACACATTGGCGGGCTCCTGATTATCCCGGAAGACAAGGCCGATGCCACGGCGAATCGCACGCCCTTTCAACCGACTGTAGGAACCTGCCCCGAAGGCTACTACTTCCTAGATGCGGCCACCTGTAAGAAGGAGGCTCATCGTGCGGATTGTACCGAAATCGGTGAATCCGGTGGCTTTAACGGTGGAAAAACAGCAGAAGGAGTCGCCTGGTCTCCCTCCATCGGGTGCGCCCAAGTCCCGGTCTCTGGAAACTCCTTTGTCTACAAACCGGCGGCGTCCTTTGACGCTGTGTTGCGTGTGTTGGCCCCCACCGGCACAGGCGTGTGTAAGGTGTGGGTCAAGGACGGGAAGGGGACCTTGGTTGGATACGGAGACTCTTCCAAACCCGGTGTCGAATTCACGGTACCGGTCAAGAAGGTGAAGGAGTTGATGGCGTTGACAATCACAGTCGCTATGGAGACGCCTCAGAGACCCAAGGGAAAATCAGAAGTCTTTCAATTTGAATCCAATTTATTAGGAACAACCGGGGTATTGTACAATCAAAGTCGATCCACAGCAGCGGATTTGTGTTCTCGTATTGGAGCCCGCTTAGCCAACAAGTATGAACTTACCGCCTCGATGAACAAGGGGGCCCAACTTTGTAGTATTGGGATTTTGACCGATGGATCCGCATACCCAATGCAAGGCAATGTAAAAGAACCTGGATGTGGTCCTAGGGGGTTGAATATAACAGATGGATACAAGGTAGAAGCAGGAGAAGGATACACGTGGTGTTACGGAATCAAACCTCCCCAGTCCACCAATCAAACAGGATTCTATACCGTTGTGAAGCCATTTTTTGATTCCTACGGAGATCGTATAGTTCCTTCTCAGGCAGACCAACCCACACTATACTCGGAACACGGCTTCGACTACCAGGCTCCCTTCCACCGCGGAATCCTGATGCAGTGGGAGATGGCCGACGGCTCTGGGCGTCGTGCCGCCGCCTTCGAACCCTCTATTGTGTCTATCAACGGCATGGGTCCCGACACGGTGAGTTCCGATGGAGTGTCGACCTTCAAGATTCTGCGTCGTCTTGGAACCTATGCCAAGAGTTCCATCATTGTGGGGCCTCGTCCTACCGGATCCTCGCGTATGCTGACTAATCAGTTCTGGATCTGGAGCAATCAGGCGACGGACCAAGTTGTCACCTTTGGCGTCAAGGTCCCCGGCACCTTGGCGGATCCCACCTATGCCGAAGATACTGCCAAGGTGCCACGCGGACCCTTGCTGGGCGATCCAAACACGGCGGCCCTTCTCCGCACCTCGCCCTGCTTGAAGGACGGGCAGGTCGCCGGAAAATACAGCGCTGCCTGCTTGGCCTCCCTCTTTCAAAGTGCGGGAGGAGACCTTACTAAGGGGAAACTCGCCACGGAAAACGGAGGGCTCAGCCAACTCAACAAGAAGGGCGATCTGGATGTGATTGCGGGCTATTTGAGCGACCTTTACACGATCGCTACAACGGGACGGGACACCAATGGAAACGACGTAGGAAAAGACAGCAAGTCCAAGATCGCTGCCATCAACAGTGCTGCCCAACTCTTGTTTGGCTTCGACATTGCCAATCCCTGCGAAGACATTGGTCAGGACGCCCAGGGGAACCTGGTGCTGACGCCCAAGAAGGGCGTGCTCGACGCCTGGTGCCTCGACTACTTGTGGACCAACACGGGCTCCGATAAAGGTCGCGAGGAAGCCGTGCGTACGGGAGGACTTGAAGGTCTTGCTCCCACCTACGTGCTGATTGGGGATCGCTTCAGTGGATTGAAATCGAAAGAAGCCACCGCCGCTGCTCGATCTGCTGATCCTTTTACGACCTGCCAACGCTCCGGCACGATGGCTCCCGTGAGTGCCGGAGGAAAGGTGAATCAGGCAGTCGTCAACAAGACCAATGCCGACGCGATGAAACTAGCGGTCAGGAACGGTTCCATTGTCCAAACCGTCCAAGACACCTACGCCACGATTCACTTCTTTGCAAACGGAACCCCCGGCGACAATGACGCGATCGACAAGTGCTATGGCTTGACAAAGGCCGTCGACAAGTTGGCGTCGTGTGGCGTCCAGGCCCGCTACGTGCGGGTTCTTCCCTCAGGAGTCTACGCGAGCGGCGATCGCGGCAACCTCTGTATTCAGATTCCTCAACTCCAAGTCTTTGACGGAACCGGAGCCGAAGTAGCCAAGGGGAAAGCGACGCAAGCCTACAACGTGGGCTACGGAGGAGTCAAGGAGTTCGCTGTGAATGGCAATGCAAAGAATCACAGTCACGGAGAAGGAGAGTATCACAGTGCTTGTTCGGACCCTGACCACGAATTTTGGATGGTGGACCTTGGAAAGATGACAGACGTGGCCAAGGTTGTCTTTTACTTTCGCTCGGATTGCTGTACACAACGTCAATTGGCCGCACCCGTTCAATTGCTCGACGCCTCGAAGAAAATCGTGGCGCAAAAATATTTGGGTGAAACAACCTTTCCTGGAAAATGGGGCGACGCCGAAACCTTGATGTTCAAAAAGAGCGACGCTGTTCCTGTTGCGCCAATCTCCTCCCTGGTCCCCGGCAAGAAACTCAGTCTGATGTCGGCCACCTCCTGGGATCGGTACTTGCGTCACGCAAGTTTTGCCTTCTGGGTCTCGGGCTTCAATCCCAAGACACCTGATGGATTATTGATGAGCGACGCCACCTTTGTCCTGGCACCCCCCAACAACGGAAAAGCAGGATACGTGAGTTTCCAGTCCGTCAACTTTCCCAAGTACTTCTTGCGTCATTCCGGATATCGCGCCTACCTCAACGCGAAGGGAGGAGATCCCGTGTATCAAGCAGATTCTTCCTTCAAACTTGTACCTGCTCTCAACGGAGACCCTACAATGATTTCGATTCAGTCATCGAATTTCCCGACCATGTACCTCTCGGTTCATCGCAACAGTCCAGGCGAAGTTTGGATCACGACGGTGGACACGGGAAGTCCTTGGGATGTACAACGGGCGTCTTGGCGCGTGAAGGCACCGCTGCGTCCTTAGCCTTCTTGATTCGTCTTGTTTGATGTTCTTCTGAATTTCGACCTGTGAATCTTCACAGTCGTAAGGCCAAGAACAATAAAAATGGGCACCAGAGGTGTCCATTTTTAGTGTTCGATGGTCTCAAACAATCAAAATAATCCGTCTCAATAGAGGAACCAACATGCTTCCGTGGATTTTGTTACTCGTCGTACTTGTAGGCCTAGCCGTGCTAGTGTACACGCGCCAACAAAAACTCGAAGGATTCGGCGATTTCAAGAACAACAACATGGCATTTGCTGACAGACAGAACAACTATTTTCAGAATGTTGTTGACAAAGCCCTGTTTGTGAATCCCGGTCTGACCTATTCGAATCTCAACAGTGCCCTTGCGTCGCCCGATTTGTATGTGCCAGTGTCCCCTTCCAAAGATTACACTCCGTATCTGGCGGTGGATCCCGAAAGTGCCTTTTCCGACAAGGATCGCACCTTTTGTCGCGGGGCTGCGCACCCCCGCAACCTTCCGGTACGCCAACCGCGATCCGCCGTTGCTTGCGGCTGGTATTTCGTGGAGGATCCCAACGTGCCGTCCGTCGGTGTACTCGGAACTGTTGACGGACCCTCGTTTTCCGACCTTCCTCCCGGAGGAGTCTGGATGTGGAATCTGAACGACGCCGCCGAAAAGGAAGACATCAAGTTGTGTAAGCGTATAACGTCGTGTGACGTGATGGATGTCCCAGGCATCAAGGGTGTTTGTGGTTTTTGTGAGGCCAATGGGTACGCTGTTCCCATCGACGGAAGTGGACGCGTCAAGTACCCTGATTCCGAAGAGGGTTCGTGTGGAGAGCCGACCAAGAATTCCAAGGCCGCCTGTGCCGTACCCCTTGTAAAGGGATACATGACGGAGGACGGCATCGATTGCGGTACAGCGGGACGACCCTCTGCGGATATGAGTCTTCGTCTTTACACCAAGGCCGAGTGCGACACGCTTGGCGGTAACTTTGATTCCAACGGTCAATGTAGGCGCGCGGATGGAGGGTCCTTCAGCATCGATTGTGCGACGCTGAATGTGCCGGCTCCTCCCCCTCCCTCGATATGTAAGGCCGATGCACGGGGATCCCTTTCCAAGGAGTGCCTGAAAAGTATTGCCTTGTCTCTCGGATACTCGAAACAGGGAGGTGTCTTTCGTCATTTGAGTTCTGGAAGATTCGACTTGAATGCCACCGACAAGGACGCATTGAAGGTGCTCCAGCAGGCGGGCGTTCAGGTCCCGGATTCCATCTTGTATACAGGTGCTATCTCCGTCGATGGCGCAGGTGCTCTATACAAGAAACTTCAAGACGCCTCGATGAAGGGGGCGTCCAATCAGATAAAGCAGGCCGCGAAATGGTTCACGGTCGGAACCACCGACTTTGACATCTGTGAGTACACCAACAATCAGACAGGTCCCTTTTCTTCTACCTGTCTCCAACGCGCCTTCCGAACAAAGGGTTGCCAAGCCTCAGGTTCCGCCTATCCCACCGAGCGGTCCGCACAAGAGTTTGCGACTATGACGTGGGGTCAGGTCAATTCCAAGTTCACGGACATGTACAGCACCATGAAGTCGTCGGATCCCGAAGCCCAAGACACCGCCACCTTGAAGTGCCTTGGATTGTCCTACAGGCGAAAAGCGCCGGTTCAATGCCCCGTGTAGGCACATTAGTTGTCAAGAATCCATCGGAAACCTTCCAATAGATTCTAGAAAAAGATGCGAATAAAACCACGTGTACTAGTAAATGGCAGATCCATTGGTAGGAACCTTGAAGACGCCCTTTCGCATCAAAGCCGTGAATATGGCCACAACGGCTACGGCCGTCTTGGGGGATGTGCTAGGCTCCGGATCGCAGGGAGTTGTCCAAGAGTTGATCATTACAGACGGATCAATAGGAGGGCCCAGCGGATCTCGCTACGTCATAAAATCCCATTTGGGGTTGAAATACATTGACGAGTTGTATTGCGAGATACTTGCCCATCGGGCAATATCCAATATGTTTGGGGGCGACCACTGTAATCCTCTTTTCCTCTGCTTGAGAGGCGTGCTTATGAAGCAGGAACCTTCTGTCACACGATCTTTTTTGGGGGATCAATCATCTCCGATTGTGAGACTCGGAAAGGCCGAACTTCCGAATATTGTACTTCTTACAAATCACGATATAGGAAATAACTTTTACGTGATATACGAGAAAATTAACGGAAAAACACTCTATGATCACCTGTACATCAAACACGCAGATGGACATTATACAAAAGGAACGCGTCCCGCATCCTTCCGCGAAATAGGGCTATCGCTCTTACGGGGCTTGGCGATGATGCACGAAAAACATGTTGTTCATCGAGACTTGAAACCGGAAAATACAATGATCGTAGAGGATCAGGTTAAATTCATCGATTTTGGCTCGGCCTTTTTATTGGAAGCCCCCCTTTACAAATGTCGCCCACGTATCGGCACGCCTGAATTCATGGCTCCTGAACTATCCAAGTCGGACTTTCCGATTGCGGACTACTATACAAAAGAACAATCGATTGAAGATCTTCGTAAGATATATAAGCCAGCAGACGTCTTTTCTATGGGGGCCATGCTGTACGATTTGCTGTATCAGGCCAAGATTCATGGCAAAAAGAATGTAGTACAGATTTTCTTATGGATGTCCCCGCCTGAAGGAAGCCCTCCTGAGCCACTGACTCTTGTGGACCCTGATGAAGATAGTGCCCCGTTTCACGAGCTTGTGTTGCGTATGCTTCAATTCAACGCGAGTGATCGACCGACCGCTGCGGAGGCACTGGCTGCGTGGGAGGCTGCTATCAGTGCCGCTTCTGCGGCAAGCAGTGCCGCTTCTGTGGCAAGCAGTGCCGCTTCTACAGGAGAAGCGGTCGCATCAGGAAACGCTAGCACCTCGAGGAAAAACCGGTCTCGTCGCCTGCGTCGTAAACACAATAAACGCACACGTGGTTCTACTAGGCGCTAGATGTTGGTCTAGAATCTGACATTTGGGCTAAGAGTCTAAACTTTGTTGTCCATAGGTTCATAAATGGAGTCCAAATGGCCCGAGCCGATTGATCACACCTATATTCTCTGCGATCCTGAAAGGGAACCCGATCGCGCTGCGTATTTGAAGCAATGGCTGTTTGACAATCGCATTTCAAACGATTGTTATACGATGGGACTCACCTGTTACGGAACAACCATCACTCCTGCCTACGCCATGTCCGTGTATGATCCGACGCAACCTCGAGAGCCCGTACCCGGCGAAGAAAAGAATTTCAATCGAAGTAACCTTAAGATGGGCGAAATCAGCCTTGTCTTGAACTGGGCCGCGGCGGCCAAGGATGCGGTAGCAAAAGGATACGGAGCCGTGATGATCTTGGAAAGCGACGTTCTTTTTCCGCCCACCTTTCTTGCGGATTTACGGACGAGTCTGTCCGCGTTGAAAACGGCCTCGTGGGATTTTTTGTCCTTGAGCGAAGGTCCCAAGTTACGTCCCAAACGGGACGCAGGAGATACACGGTTGGCGTGGTTTCAGGTCCATCACTACTATCATACGCGTACCACGGACGCTATGATCTTCAAGGTCTCGATGCTGGAGAAAATTTTAGGAACACTGTTTCCGTTTGCAGAAGTGCTTGATTGGGAACTCAACTACCAGTTGGCGCGACACAGGTCCCGAAGTTTTTGGTTGGATCCCCCGATTATCAAACAGGGGAGTGGAAGTGTGTACCTGACTACGCTCTAAGAAAATAGGCACAATAAGTATAACGATGGCCAAACGTCTCGCAAAAGAGGTCTCAAATTGCGATAAAATGTTTGAACTCAAGTTTGTATCAGAAGGAAATACCAGTAAGTTGACGGCGGTCATTCCTGGTCCTGAAGGTACTCCCAAAGAGCCCAGTATCTGGGCAGGTGGGAAATTCAAGGTCAGTATTACCATGCCAGCGGATTATCCCTACTCACCTCCTAAGATTCGATTCACATCTCCTATGTTCCATCCAAATGTGTACGATAAGGGTACAGAATCCGTAAGTGAACTCGGTATCGAAGCACACGGACCAGGTGATATTTGCGTCGACATTCTCGAAAATAAGACTTGGACTCCCGGCATGACCTTAGAATCGTCCTTGAAATCGATTCAATCCATGTTGGACAGTCCCAATATCGATAGTCCCGCAAATATAGATGCCGCTAAGTTATACAGAGATAATAGAGATATGTACAATGCCATGGTTACGAGTTTGATTGCGGATCAAAAAGGCGGTCGAAGGAAGACACGACGCGGTTCAAGGCGTAGTCCCAAGCGGTCAAGACGGACGCGACGGACGCGACGCTAATGAATTATTTCACATTCCCTAGTATATGACTACAATCCCCAGACGTCTTGCAAAGGAAATAGAAAAATTCGGCACCAATTGCCCCGAGTTTGAAATCCAAGTTGATCCGAGTGATTGGAAGAAAATGTCAGCGGTCATTCCCGGTACGGAGGGTCCTTGGGAGGGAGCACGCTTTCGCATAGAATTAACTATTCCAGAAAATTATCCTAGTAGTCCTCCCCAAGCTCGCTTCGTCAACCAGATATTTCATCCCAATATCAACCCTACGACTGGATACACCTGTCTGTTGCTTCTCCAAACTCGTCCTATGAGTCCTCCACCTGGAGAAGATGAATATTGGACTCCCGCAATGACCCTTTGCGGTGTGCTTCGTACGCTTCAACAACTCTTGAACAGTCCTGGTACGGATCACGGACTCAATACAGAAGCGATGAAGTTGTACTTGACGGATCGCCCCGAGTACGACCGTAAAGTCAAGGAATGTATTGCAAAGATAAAGGGTGGACGACGTTCTTCTCGCAAGTCAAAGAAGTCGAAGAGGTCCAAGAGGACGCGTCGCAACTAAAGTGTTGTGAGCAAAAGATGCCGGCTTTCAATGTCAAATATTGTCTTCCTTCGCCAATATTTGACCTTTCATAAAAAAAACCTAGTCTAGTAGAATGAGTCTCGTGGATGCTGTCGAAGCCAGAAATATAAATGAAATACGGCGTTTGGCAAACAATGGCGAGTACCTCATCCCAGGGTTGTTTCGAGCCGTGTATGCCCAGGATCTGGAAATCATCCGGTTATTGCTCGATCTCGGGGCAGACATACATTATTTGGACAATAAACCTTTCTTTCTCTTTATCGCTGTCATGAAAGGAAATAAGGACATGGTGAATCTTTTGTTGGATAGAGGAGCAGATGTAGACGAACAGAATCGTTTTGGTCAAACAGCCCTTGTACGTGCTGTCCAAGATAAACATCTGGACATCGTGCGACTGTTGTTGGATCGAGGAGCAGACGTGAATGGGCGAGACTTTCACGAGAACACGCCCCTCATGTGGGCTTGTTCTGGGTATCCCCCGGACAAAGACATTGTCGAACTCTTGTTAGAACGTGGGGCAGACAAGACTCTTCGTGATGGTCGTGGTGAAACAGTCCTTGATAGAATGAGTCCAGGGGAGATTCGAACCTTGGTGGAAACCTTTGGGGTGCGTCCCGCGATGAATGATGGACTCGAGGACCGTCTGCCAGAGGGACTCAAACCTGAATTTGAAGACCTTCAATGTCCCATTTGTACGGAACTCTTTTTCCGACCTAAAACTCTTCCGTGTGGCCACACACTTTGTGAAGGCTGTAAGAAAACTATGGAAGAACGAGTGGAGGGGGCTATGGTTCCTTGCCCCATATGTAGAGCCCTGTACAATAAAACCACTCGGATCGAAGTTAACAAGACAATACAGGAGCGATGTAACGTGCTTCGTAGCAAAAATTCGGGTCCAAAGGGAGGACAAAGAAAACAAAGAAAGCAAAACAAGCAAACAAGGCGTAAGAACCATACATCACGAAGGTCCCAACGAACAAAATAGAGTATGATTGCTTTGATAGGAACGCTCAGCGTTCACTTCAAAGATTTAGCGAGCAGTCGCACGCACCGTAGCCGCACCTTGACTGAGATGCTCTGCGAGAAGAGGATGAAACATGGGTTCCATCGTAGGAGCTCCCGTAAACCGATAACAAGCCAGCGTTCCGTTTTCCGCCGCGTTCAGTTCGCAATCCACCGCTGATTGTTGCATGACGTCAATCACGGACTTAGCGAGTTGTTGCTTCTTGTTCAAGAGTTCAAAAATGTATTGATCTGTCGTCTTTCCTCCATCGAAGTTTTTCAGCGTTTCCACCACAAGACGATCCGCCACTTGCTTTTCCGAAAACTTAGTGATGTAGGTAAACACCTTGACACTTCGTTTTTCGGGAGGCAATGACTTGTGCGAACAAATACGAATCGCACGTCCCTTGACCTGATCGAGACGCACGTAGTTCCAATAGGCCTCCATAATGTGAACCTGACGAACGTTGGCCAACGAAATACCTTCCGCACCTGATTGGGTAATCATAAAGACCTTGGCGATCTTGCCTTCCATATTGTTGTCCGCTTCCACAAACTCCTTGACCTTGGACGCAAACGCGGGTGCCAACTTGTGCCACTGGCCGTTGAAAATGGCCAGGAGGGTTTGACGCTTGGCTCGGTCTTCGTCTCCCGTGTAGGTCATATACCTCAGTTTGCCGCGTCCGTTCGCCATAAGATCCGGTGCCAAATCCCATCCGCCTCCTCCTGAAGGCACAATGTCAAACTTGACGTAATCTTCCTGTGCTTCCAGAGCGACGCCAAACATTCCTACACCCTCTACAGTCTTGAAGTTCGAGTAGACAAGCACAGGTCCTTCCGATGGCTTGAGACGGTCAATGATTGCCTGCAATTTGGGAGAAATCTCTTCCAACTTACCCTTGGCAAACAGGTCCTTGCTACGGTCCTTGAGCGATTGAACAGCTGCGGTCAAGGCCACCTCGTAGGCGGACGAACGCCCCCGTGCCGTAGCTGCAGGGCCTGCCGCAGAAGACGAAGAAGACCCTGCGACGGGCTCCTCATCCACAGCAGCAGGGGCAAGGGTATCCGCCCCCTCTCGATCCACGGCGTCCACGGCTTCGCTTTCTTCCGTCGCATTTTCGCCCTCTGCTTTCGCCGCACCCGGTTTGGCCCCCACAATCTTCAACAGTTCTCGATAGTTTGACGGAACAGGGCGCTTCTCTTCCCCTGGAAACACGAAATTACAAGCCGCGCGAGAGAAAATCTTGAACGTCGCGTTTTGACTCGCTGTCACGTCGCTATAGGTAATCGCTCCCGTCTTTTCCTCTGGTTTCCCCTTCTTCTTCGTCTGATCCTGCTCCCGTTCAATTTCCACCAACCGTTGCTCCGTGTATTTCTTTAATTGAAGGTCGCTCATATCCAAGTACACGGCTTCATCCGACTCGAGTTTCGGCATGTAGTCTTCACGTCCTCCCTTGTAATACGACACAAGGCCCGACAGACGTGCCATCAGCACAAGTTTGGTGTCATTCTTAACGGAAAGGGCTTCTTCATTGATAAAGGTTTCGCGAAACATTTTTTCCGTATCAGGAAGTCGCTGCGTGGAACGGAACGCAGGAACGGCCACGGCGGGGAGGCCTTTTTCAGTAATACCCGCACGCACACGCTCGAACCAACTGACCAAGTCCCGTTCGCGTGCGATTTCTTCCGCCGACCCCGCAATCGGCATATTGTAGACAAACCCGCGAAGGGTCCCTGTTCGTTCCTCAATGACCTTTCGGAATCCACTGGGAACGGGAGACGCACGAATCAGGCACGTTGACGTTTCCGGTTTCGGAATCAGTTCCGCGAAATCGACCTCTGGGTGGCGCTTCAAATAGTCCAACATCTCCTTTTGCTTCTGAAGTCCTACCATGCTCACTTCCACCATACGGGCATCTCCCGCTAACAAGTTGGCTAGAATCGCCACTTCCTGTGGAAAGTTGATGATGGGAGTCGCCGAAAGTGCGATGATTTTACATCCGACTGCGTTACACAGCATGCGATACAAGAGGTAGGAAATGCGATACAAGCGGGCCGTTCCGCATCCCACAGGTTCATACTGTGCCATGGACCGAGGTTCATCCTTGTAATTGTCCTCAAGGTTCGAATTGTTGATGGTGCGAATCAAGTTATGGACTTCGTCGATAATGACCGTGGATCCATCAAACCGAGCTCGCTGGACGGGATCGCAAGCCCATCCGCGAACCGTTTCCGCGGTCAGGCCGTTGTAGTGGATAAACTCGATACGTTCCTCCATCACGGCCTTGATTTGCTCTTTGATTTGGCTTTGATTAGCCTCTGTCAAATTTGGTTTCTTGGCAGGGTCCGGGTCCGGAATCCAGTAGCCCCGTTGCTTTCGAATCGAGAAAATGGGGATACCCAGGGTTTCTATAGCGAATTTGAGTTCTGCGGGAGGAGGATTAGAAAGAGGAAAGGTAATGGGAACAAAGGTCCAGAAAGCGTTGATTCGCATCATAAGGGCCCCGCACTTGTTGACAATGTCATCGCGATAGTTGGGGTCCAGTGACGCAGGCGTCAGCACGTAGATAGGCTTGTAGCGATCCATCTGGTACAGGGCCTCCATTGCAATAATCGAAGAACACGTTTTACCAGATCCGAGTCCGTGGTATACAAGAACGCCTCTGTACGGTGACGGCTTCTGAATAAAATCGCGCACAAACTGCTGGTACAAGAAGGCCTTCGTTTCCTTGGACGTTTCTAATTTGGCACAGGCGTCCGGGTCGGCTTCCGCAGGCAGCTTGGGAAGTTGGTACTTTCGATACGTCTGAATGATAAACTGCTTGAAGGCACGACGATCACTCGGAACAAACAAGCCGTCCGTCGGATGAATGCCGATCGTGCTAGCATCCAAACTCGCCTTGACCCGGGCTGCCACAGGCTGAAGTGCGGCGGGCAAGGATGCGATGGTAGGACCGTCCGTTGCCACACGCTCTGTCGCTGCTTTAGGGGCTCGTCTTGCCGTGATCGCCGTGACTTCCGCATCCGGTTTCTTGGCGGGAGGCCTTGATCGTGCGGTCTTGGGTGCGGTAGCAGTAGCAATTGCTGCTGCGGTAGCGACGGCGTCTGCTTCCTCTGCGACTGCTTCCTCTTCTGCCACGTCTTCGGGAGGCATCGGGACGACCGCCGTCAACGTTTCGGCGACTTCATCTTCGTTGGGAGATGCGACCTGTCGCCGGATCTTATCCCTGGCAATAGGTGGGCCCCAACGAGGAACCACGACGCGAGGTTTAGCTGCTTCTGCCTCTTCCATTTCTACTATCTCGCGTTTTTTTATTCGGTTGAAAACGTAGCGCATCTCCAAATGGAGGAATCTCCGAGTCGCACGACCGATCTAGCAAGATCCTACGGAAGCAATTGGACAAAGACGAATGTATCCACGTTGTTTGAATGGATTGCCATTGCAGCGTACAATATAAAATGTTTGGAACTCGGCATCATCTATTACCGCAGAATTATACAAAAACAAACCATTTACGGGCTCTTCATTTCGACGCTGACCGGCACCCTTTCCGTCTATCAAATTAGCGGGGCCCCTGGTACTGAATTGACGACGATTCTAAACGGCCTCTTCACCTTTTTTTCCTTCACCATTGCGATTTTTACGGGATTTGTCAAAGTCTACCAAATTCAAGAGCAATTGGAGCACTTTATCAAGTTGAAACAGGATTGGACCGTCTTTAGCACCTCCATCGCATCGGAACTCCAACTTCCTGTGGAACTTCGACGGGATGCCCTTTTCATCATCATGAAGAACAAAAACACCTACCTGGATTTGTTAAAGGTGGACGTCGAGTTTCCCTCGCACGTTCCTTCAAAGGTCAAACGCGATATGCCGTTTCCAGACAATTTATCCGTACAAGTGTCCACCTTGCCTGAAATTATCATGGACATCGGAAGTCAAGAGCTTCGAGACTTGGAATCTGCCAGCATTCGCAATAAGGATCGGTTTTGCACTCTCCCTCTTCCTCGCAAACCACTTCCTCCTATTCCAGAAGAGACCCACACTCAACAATTAACGCCACATTCCGCAACGGATACTATAATTACGATTCCTATAGACAACGTGATTGTTTCTAAAACAGCGACCAAAAGTTCGTCCCCTGATCTAACCAGCATTACCTTGGACGTTCCGGTCTAATCCTCAGGAAGTGCGCCCAACTTGATAAGTGCTCGTCGGCTGGCCTCCTGCTCGGCGACCTTTTTGTTGCGGGCCGTCGCCGTGGCCACAACGCGTCCATCGGGTGACAAGACCCCCATTGTAAAGGTGCGATCGTGAAGAGGTCCTTCCACCTTGACTTCCTTGTACTTGGGAGGTGTATGGTAGGCCGCCTGATACCACTTGAGCAATTGATCTTTGAAGTTGTTGTCTTCGCTGATCAAGGACACAAAATCGACCTGAGTTTCAAACAAATTAATCAACCAGGTTCGTATGCGTAGAAAGGCACCCCCTGGATTCGTTTCGGCAATGTCCAGGTACATGGCGCCGACCCAGGCTTCCAACATCGATCCCAGGATGCGAAGATTGCGACGGCCGTTACACACCTCTTCCACGTGGCGACTCAAAATGATCCAGTGGTGGAACCCAATCTTCATGGCGAGTTCCCCCAATTGCTTGTTGTTGACCAGGCGGGTGCGAAGGCGGGTGAGGAAGCCCTCGTCTTGGTCAGGGTAGCGTTCGTGGAGGTACAGGGCAATGATACAGCCGAGGAGCGAGTCTCCGACAAACTCGATCTGCTCATTGTCGGAGGTACAGAGAGGCATACATCCGTCGGGCATCGGGGCGACGATGACGGGCTCTTCCGTGGGGGAGGGGGGCTCCGTGTGCTCCACGTAGGAACTGTGGACACAGGCTTGGCGGAACAACTCCCATCGTTGCGGGGCTTCGGGGATGCCGTAGGCACGAAGGACACGAAGAATCTCGGCATCCGGTATACGCCGGTTGGCGAGATTCCACGGATTGTAGATTTTCTCTACGGGGTCCATGCGATAGTTATATACAAGGCGTAGAGTTTAAACCCTTCATTTTTTCAAGTATGGAGGGCCGCATGGACCACGGCTCCCACCGCCTTACCAATCTTTCGCTTTCCTGACGGAATGGCAGCAATCTGCTCCTCCGTCAAGGCCAGAAGAGCCGTGAAGGAATGCGTCGTGGCCGTCGCAATGGCGTCCACGGCCGCCTTGCCGAGGCCCGGAATAGCCAGGAGCATCGCCGTAAAGACGCGTTCGGGCGTATTGTTGGTCGCCTTCTTGACGTGAATCGCCTCCGTGTACACGGCCGCCGCCGCATCGCGCGTGGTGGCCACTCCTCCCTGGAAGATGGCCGGATCCGCGACAAGGGCATCGGCAATACGACACACCCACTGGACCGTTTCCTTGACGGAGGTGGATTGAAACACGGGGATGGTGTAGCGAAGTTGAAGTTTCATTAACGACTGCTGAAGATGCGTCTCCGTGAAGGCCCCGCGACACCATGTGTTGGACAGCGTCGGAGTCCACGGAGGGGCTTCCACGACGTAGCCAATAGAAGTTCCGGCTCCGCGCAAGGCGTACAGACGGGCCCGTTGTTCCCGGTATCGTCCGTCCTTTTGGCTGGCACCCAAATCGTCGGCCGTCTTTCGTTCAAGAACGACCAGGGGGGCTGTGCCATCCCCGTAAATGGCAATATCTCCCACATCCAGCGGAGTCTTTTCAAGGGCCCATCGGTCGGCCTTTGCCTGAGGCAACAAGGCCTCCCATAAATCGGTTTCCCGCATATCAATCACGACGCGTACCGGCATTTGAAGAGACCCCAGAGTTTTTTGCGGTAGATTCACCGCATTTTAACGGCCGTCTCTCTTGGGTGGGGTATCAGTCATTTCTAAATACTATAGCACCGTATCTCGGGTTGTGTGAAGGAAGACTGTCCGCCACCCCGCACTTCCGACAGAGTACGGATATTATTCCTTTCATCGCTCTTTGCGATTTATTCCATTTGTTTTCCCCTGGACCCGCATAGCGATTCCTAGAGAAAATAGAGACCTTCTTTAAGCGGACAAATGTCAGATTGGATTGTGACTCTAGTCAAAACAACCTTGTTGCCGGTCCTTCTCAACGTCTTTCGTGAGTTTGTTGTGGATCCCGATGATTACATAAAACCGACCAGGCATTTGGACGCATCATTAAAAACGGACCCACAATTCCACGTCCTACATTCAGGTCGTACCAGAACAACGTACAAGGTTGCTGATATCCCTGATTCCGAGTATAAACTTGTGCTCGTAATGAATGACAAAACATTTGAATTGAGAATTGCCACCAGTTCAGATATAGAGAATCCAAAATCAAATTATATTTCGTTTAGTCGTAATGATCGACTCAAAATGTACGTGTATGGCATTAAAGCGAATGGAGAAGGTCCGCCCGTGTCAGGAACGAATCTCAACAAGATTATGATGCTGGTGTGCGAAGCTATGCGTATATCTAGCATCTATATTTCAGACAGTGCCGGCATTCAATGCCATTGGAACAAGGATGTTGAATTGGAACATTTTTCAATTCTGAGAGTCTTGGGAGGAAAGCCGACCTTTTATGAATCCTTGAAGGGCCACTTTTGGAATGTGGAAAAGGCAAACGAAGAAAAAGACCTTCTTCAGCGTCTCGTGACTCCTAAGGAAAAGGAACTGCTAAATCTTTATTTTGCCTCTCTTACAAACCCTTCTATCAAACGTGGAGACTGTAAAGCCCTACAAGAGATTATACACAGGGCATACGAAGCCTTGAAGGCATCATCAGGTGATATACCAGAATTGTTCCGATATGTCGCGACTCCTTACATCGCTGACCGTAAGAAGAATACAAGAAAGCGATTCAGGCGAGGAAGACGATTCACTCGGAAATAGGTTTTTTCTCCGGCAACCATAAAATGAAATCAAACGCCCTTCTGTTGGCCGTTCTCTTGGTTCTTGCCGTAGCCGCCATTGCCTTTATCGCCCCTCCCGACAAGATGAGCGAGTATTTCGCAGCCAGTGCCGGTGGAACGCTGATTCAACTACGAACTAGCCACGTTCCTACTCCAGGAGAAATGGAAGAAGAGATGGAAGAAGAGGCCATGCAGGTGAACTATGGTCTTCATCAAATGACGGACCCTTCCGGACCACCTTACCCTGCTACTAGGTAAAGGAAATCATGTGTCTAATTAGAATGGAGTGCCGTTCCAAGCCCTACCCCTTTCAAACCCGACGCGTAAAACGCAGTCCGTTTCGGACCCTTAAAAATGCCAAGAAAGCAGAACGTTCCTTTCACGCGGGCTCCCCCATTGGATTCACAGCGACCGCGTCTCTGAAATCGATGGGACGCATACCTCGCGCCTCTGGGTGTTATGAGTTGGGAACCAAATATCGCTTCTAGACTCCACCTCTTTCCAAGAGGTAAGGTCTATGATACAACGAGTCTAGAACCACGCACGATTGTCCATCGTGGGGGCAAACATACGTTCCAATCCCGGTGTCCACTTGTTGAAATCCTTGTAATTCCAAAAGCGGTTATTCGCCTGATCTCCAACACCCGACTTGTCAAAGTAGGGGTCTCCGCGCATACGTGAATCAATGTCGATCGTGGGTGTAGGTTGAGCGATGCCTTCCGCCTCCGCCATTGCCAGCGTCTTGGTCTGCTCGTCCTCGAACGTGATCTTCTTCCGCTTGGGAAGCAGTTCAAACACCTCAAACGAATTTTCCCCTGTCTTTCTTACAACCGGCTCCCAATCCTTGTTGTCCTTGTATTCGTCGTGGACCAGTTTCGCGACGGCTTCCACCTTGCTGTCAATGACGTGTTTGGTAATGTCGGTGGGGCGGTACGACGCCAGAATCTTTTGCTCGCGCTCCTTGGCCGCTTCAACATCGGGAGGTTCCAAGGTTCGTCCTTCCATATTGCTAAAAAACACACCCGACTTGGGATCCTGATAGAGCGTCTGCATACGGTCCTCTACGAAGGCGTCCTCTTTTTCGGCTCGTTCCTCCGAATTGAATGGAAGATTGGCCCAATCGAGGACGCGACTACGAAGCAATTCGTTCTTGGTCTCATCCGACAGCACGTTCCGACTTCCGCGCTCGTTTTGGAAGACGCGGGTGTATTCGTAATCGTCCAGTTTTTTGATAGGTGTCTTGGCAGAGGTCTCTTCCGTGTTGTTGAAATCCAGCACGTCGCGGGTGGACCCCTGACGATTGGACGCTTCGGGAGGTTCCGCTCCGTTTCCGAGTCCTCCTAGGATTCCGTCGATCGGCGTGCGATTTGGACGGACCATGGGAGGGAGACAGGTGGCCCCCTTGTCATAAAGATTGGAAAGATAGCCGACATAGTCGGCCAGCGTTTGGAAGGACCGATCGCCGGGCTTGATATGAATCATTCCATCAGAACCTCGGGCAGCTTCCGTGGGGCACGTCAAATCCTCGGTGCCGGACGCAAACGGTTCCGAGTGGGCCGGCCTCATTGCGAGGACCAGGGCCATGAGGGCTAGAAGAGCAACAAGAAGAATCAGGTGAGTTCGCTCCATCCCTTTGTTTTCCGAAAAGAAAATAGTTGGCGAAAGTAGACCATGATCTTGCGAAATGAGCGAGGCCGCTTCAAAGCCAGCCCTCCCATGGACGTCCGAGAACCCTCTCAGATCGAGGCTGCGGAAGCCTTGATCAAGCAGGGACCCAAGGCCGTCATTCTTGTGTATGCCGATTGGTGCGGTCACTGCCAGACGTACAAACCAACTTGGAAGGACCTTTCCGCGACGCCAGGGCGACAGGCGAATGTTATCTCTGTCAAGGATGAAGTCTTTCCTCAGATGAAGATGATCAAGGGTGCCAAGATTCAGGGCTATCCCAGTGTGATCGAGGTACTTCCCGATGGAACGATGAAGGAGTTTCAGGTCCCCGGATCCTCCGAGTCCACAAATGCGGTGCCCTATATGCGCGACGACGCCAAGATGAAGAAGGCACTGGTTGAGACGCCCCCTGGCCAGGGCCATCGCAAACCTAGGTCTTCCTCCACGTCAAAAGGTTTTTTCAAGTCCATCCGTAACTCCCTCAGCGCCGCCCGCAATCGTCTGTTTGGAGCCAAGTCCTACAAGTCCCCCAAACGCCACAGCCACCACGCGGGGACCCGAAAGGCACGACGACACTAAATCGCTTGTGATTTCACAGTATGTGACGATTATCGTCACGCACTGTACTACGCTCAAAAATTGATGCGGTCCTAGGGGAAGGAAGATCTAGCACCCTATACTATGAGTAAAGTGGATCCTGATGTGGATGTCCTCCATTTCCAATGTAAAGACATTGTGTGTCGCGACGTGATCTTCAAACCGGAAGCGGACATTGAAGAGTTCGACGATGATCCGAAACCTCGCTATTCCAACGACAAGACGAGCCATCGTCGGTACCAAATCCAACTGTTTGGCAACGATGTGAAAGGACGGTCCATCTGTCTCCAAGTAGAAAACTACCGTCCCTTCTTCTACATTCGATTCCCAGAGGCGTTGGCTGCCAATGCGACGGCGTTCAACAAGTTCGAGCGATATATCCTCGGATACGTACCCGTTGACGCGATTCCTCTCACCAGCATCGTATTGGAAAAGCACAAGACGTTGTTTGGATTCAACAATGGTGAAGTCAGCACCTTTGCCAAGATCTCCGTTCCCTCGCAGGCTTTGTGGCGAGTTCTCAAGGATCTATTTCTTACCAAAGACTCGGAGCCTCGCTCGCACGAGACCTCTGTCCTGTTTGGGATTGCGGCTATCCCTGTGCTTCAAACATCCACCGATGATTCCTTTGTCTTGGACGCCGAGGACGGAAGTGCCGTGCGTCTCAAGGTCTACGAGGCCAACATCGACCCCGTGTTGCGCTTCTTTCATATTCAAGGGGTCAATCCTGCGGGCTGGGTCCAGGTGGACGCCGGCACATGGTCCTTTGCCACATCGCGTGACGCTCGGGTTTCCTTGTCGGCGGAAGCCGACGCCTCGGACGTCATACCAGGCAAGGACGAAGGAATGGCACCCTACGTAGTGGCCTCGTGGGATATTGAGTGTACCTCCAGTCACGGTGACTTTCCGATCGCGAAAAAGACGTGGAGAAAGCCGTTGCGGGAAATGATTGAGTTAGGGATCGTACCCGAGACGCTGGAAGCCTTTTGTCGCCTGATGGTCGAGGCCATCACTGGGACCTCGACAACGTTGTCGCGGGTCTATATGAAGGGTGCGGGGGTGCCCGCCGCGGAGACGCTTCAACGCATCTTGGAATCTCATTATTACGAAGAGCCGGCCAAGTTTGTGGATGGTCGCCTCAAACCGGCCATCAAGACGACGGTCCGGAGCGACGCCGCCGTGTTGACCGCCTTGATGACCTTGCGTTCGGGGCGGGGAGATGTGGATCTGTTGGTGGACACGATCGACAAGTGCTTGGCCCAGGCGTGGCCTCGCGTTGCCGGAGACGAAATTATTCAGATCGGCACAGTCTTGTATCGACGAGGTGCGGCCGTCAGCAAGCACATTTGGGTGCTCGGACCTGCCCGAGGAGACGTCGTGGATGCGGGGGCCGTCAAGCCTCCTGGTGCCGACGTGCCGATCGAAGTCTATCCCTTTCGCGACGAAGGCTTGATGCTCAAGGCCTGGATGGGATGGATTGGACGCATCGCCCCCGACGTGCTGATCGGCTACAACATCTTTGGCTTCGATTCGCGCTACGTCTGGGACCGCCTCGAAGAGACGGTGCCTCGCGGTGAAATCAAGATGGCAGTCTCGCCCTTATCTTGCTGTCGCACGCGCCCCACACAACTCGAGGAAAAGTTCCTGTCCTCGTCGGCGATGGGCGACAATACGATGTATTTTATGAGCATGCCGGGACGTCTTCAAATTGACCTATTGCCCTACGTGCGACGCAATCACATCCTGGACTCCTACACCCTCGATAATGTATCCGCGACCTTTATGAGCGGGTCCATTGTAGGAGGCGTGAAGGGCGTCGAGGGTACGAAGGACCGATTTCGCTTCGGAACGAAATCGACCAAGGGGATTGTGGTGGGGCGTTACATCACGCTCATGGACGCCGAAAACGACCGCGTGGTGGACCGATGCCTTGTTGTGGGCGTCGAAGCCAAAGCACTGGTGGTCTTGATTGAGGACGGTGTCACCGTGTTGGCGGACCACGGAGTCCCTCCCATTCGCTGGTCGCAGGTCAAGGACGATGTCGCACCGAAAGACATCTTTCGCCTTCATCGTGGATCGGCCAAGGACCGGGCCATCGTTGCGCGGTACTGTCTTCAGGATTGCGATCTGGTGATGGAGCTCTTCAACAAACTCGAAATTCTCAACAATTCGGTGGCCATGGCCCAAGTGTCGTGGGTGCCCGTCAACTACATCTTTCTACGAGGACAGGGTATCAAGGCGGAGTCCCTCATCTTTAAGGAGTGTCGCCTTGTCGATCAACTGATCGAAGTTCTGCCGGCACCTTCCCGTAGCACGGCAATGGAAGACGACAAGGGCGGCGACGCAGACAGCGAGGCCGCCCCGGAAGACGACTCCTACGAAGGTGCCATTGTCTTGGACCCTCTGACGGGCGTCTACGACGACCCCGTCACCGCCAACGACTTTTCGTCGCTGTATCCGTCGTCCTTCATTTCGGAAAACATTTCCCACGACACCAAGGTGAGCGAGATCGACTACAATGACGACGGAACAGTTCGGTGTATTCGAGCAGGAGGAAGCAAGTACGACAATCTTCCAGGGCAGACCTACGTCGACATTCAGTTTGACATTCTGAGGCCCGATCCACTGGATACACGGAAACATCCCGAAAAACTCAAGGACGGAGTGCGTGTCGCCCGCTACATTCAATCCCCCCAAGGAACGATTCCACGTATTTTGGAAATGCTGTTGGCAAACCGCAAAAAGACGCGTAAACTGGCGGAATCGGAAACGGACGAATTCCGCAAGGCGCTCCTGGATGCCCAACAATTGGCCTTCAAGTTGACGGCCAACTCCCTGTATGGTCAAATGGGTTCGCCGACCTTCAAGGTACGCGACCAAACCTTGGCCGCCTCGTGTACGGCCTACGGACGCAAGCAACTCTTGTTTGCCAAGACGGTGATGGAAGACGCGTACGGGGCCGGGAAAGATCCGCGGTGCGATCTTGAATGCGTGTATGGAGACACAGACAGCATCTTTCTTCGCTTTCGTCCCAAGGATCCGGCCACGGGAAAGCCGTTGACGGGACCCGCCGCCTTGGCCGCCGCCAAAGCCCTGACGATCGAGTCGGGCAAACTGGTGAGCTCGTGTTTGAAGCCACCCCACGACTTTGAGTTTGACAAGATCTTCAAGTCCTTCATCTTGCTGAGCAAGAAGCGCTACGTCGGCGACATGTCGGAGGATGGTCTCGAAGACGACGACTTTCATCGCAAAAGTATGGGGATCGTGATGAAACGACGCGATAATGCTCCAATTGTCAAGTATGTGTACGGAGGTGCGATTGAACGCATATTGAATCCGACATCCAACGACGTTGTTGTAGGCGTTCAGGAAGCGACCCGATTTGTTCAGGAAGCGTGTCGAGATCTGTTGGCCGGCAAGTTTCCGCTTACCAAGTTGACCATCACAAAGTCTCTGCGGGCCGATTACAAGGACCCTACACGCATCGCACACAAGGTGCTGGCGGATCGTATTGCCGTACGCGATCCGGGTAATAAGCCGTCCACGTCCGACCGCATTCCCTTTGTGTACGTTTCGTCCAAGGGGGCCGCCCCCAAACTTCAAGGCGACCGCATTGAGACTCCGACCTACATTAAAGAAAAGGCCTTGTCGCCCGACTACGCCTTCTACATCACGAACCAGATCGCCAAGCCCGTGGCCCAGGTATTTGGACTCGCGTTGGAACATATGCCTGGCGTTCGCACCACAGATCTGGACGCTTGCCGACGAGCCAAGGATCCGGTTGCCGCCCGAGAAGCCCTTGCGGAATCGATTCTCTTTTCCAAGATTCTGGTGGACGCGGCTCGGGTCCCGGAAACAATGGCTGCCAAGGGACAGGTGTCCATCGCCACCTTCTTCAAACCGCGTGCTTAGCCCTTACGTATAAAATTGAACTCTGTTTTTGCGTGCGGAGAGTAGCAGTAGCAGTGCGATGTTATATTTGTTCACACCCTTCCTAAATGCTGTTCTTTCTCAAACCCAGATGTTCCAACAAACGAAAGAATCCTCTCCTTTCCGATACCCTCCGAAACACTGTCCTCACCACGTGGTAATTGAAGTCAAGGAAGAAGTGCCGGCACAGAAATCTTCCTCCACCAGAGACATATGGACTGGTTCTTCTCCCGGAAACCAGCAACTGTACAGCTCGTGTTAAAACCAGATGATAGCGGAAAACGATGGGCGGGTTTTTTGTCGGGGGTTCCCCTGACCTGTGTCGTTACTCCCGGGGAGACGATTGCCACGGTGTTAGATCGGCTCAACACCTACCGAGGTCCCGATCAACAGATCACGGCCGTCTGGTCCGAAGCAGGAGTCTCCATTCCGCTCTCCACCGTCTTAAGGCAAGACACGGTAGTTCTTGTAAGAGGATAAACATCCCTTACAGTAGGAAGCGCTCGCATGCCTGCTCTCAAACGTTCCGAAACACGTCGGTCAAAATATGGTACTCGCAATCACCACGACCTTGTGTTCGCTGTCAACCTCCTTCTTCAATTGAAAGGGGCTGAATTTCAAACGAAAACTCCCGAGTTTGTCATTCCGACTGCCGAGAATTACTTGGGATACTGTCAAGCAGTCAATACGCAGTTTTCCAAAACGCGGATTCGCGTCAATACGAAGCGACGGGCCTTGCGTGCCCCGCGTCCCGTCGCCGTCTTTGGCGTCGGGCGACCTGTATCGGAACGAATGACGGCGTTTTCTTCCTTCATTACCGGTGGGGCGTTGGAAACGACCACACCGTACGAGCATTTTTTGACGTGTGCTGTCATTGTGATGGAAGCCTGCTTCAACTACCTGTTCGTGATCGAGTACCTGAAACGCTTGACACAGGGTGCGAAAAACCCTGGTGTGGACACAGTGGAGGCCCTCGGAGAACCCACCTTTCACCACGCCGTCCAAAAACTGATGAAGTGCTACTTTGACGTGTATTGTTCCTCTGCGGTAGCAGTAAAACAGCCGACAACGGAGATTCTGTACAATTACCTAAATCTATATTTGGTCCCCCTGTACAAACTTCCGGGGACGCCTACAGCCAACGTACTTGAATTAGCAAAGGTGTCAACAACTGCGTTCGATACGCTATACACGGACAGTCGCTTCTTGCGTCGTCAGGTTCAAGACCCGCTTTCGATTGTCTTTGTTCGGGAAGGATTCGTGATGAAGGAAGTGGAATAAGAATCCTGAATCTCTTACATCGTGTCGCAGGGTCTGCTACTGCTTCTACGCTCAAGAGTGGCATCCTGTTGAAACACGAGCTTCGGAGCCTGTTCATACTTGACGCGCCAAATGCGAGTTTCATCCTGCGTATCAGTTTGTTTGGCCCAATTGTCCACGTACACACGAACCGTCTGATTGACATTGGAACTCCTTTGAACAAAGGTTTCTAGAAATTGATTAATTCCTTCCATAAAGAGAGCTTTATGAGAGGAATCCGTCGAAGGACGAAGAACAAGTACAAGTTCATTCAAACAGGGTGCGAAGGTGTGTCGCTCCTCGTGCCACACACGCACAAATCGTTCGTGGCGATATGAATCGATGTCTCGCAACTCGGACTCCTCGAGGACCAAGGTTATACTTCCTCGAGGGTTATAAGGTGAGAAATCGATGCTTCCTAGTGGCGCAGTAGAAAAGTCCATTGTGCGGGTTGTTTATGCTTTCTATATGCTTCAATTTTTAGACATCCTCCGACGTATCCTCAGAAGGAGCCTCGCGTATATCTGCGCGACAGACGGGGCAGGCTACGTGCTGTCGGAACCAGCGATCCACACATAATCGATGGAATGAGTGCCCGCAATAGAGCCTTCGCCACGTTGACACGGTAACGTTGACTTCCACATGATGTTGGCACACGGAACAAATCACGTCCGTGTCTTCTTCTTCCGTAAGTTCGGACCCTCTCTCAACTTGCTCTGCTGTCGGAATAATCGGAATGTCTTCCATAAGGTGATGGATCGCTTCTTCCACCTCATCGTCGGGCATATGATTCCAACTACGTCCATTGTTGTTAATGAGGGTCATCAGCAAATTATCAGCACGTGTATTGTTCATGAGCAATCCAAACAGTTCGTCCATCCCAGGAGGACGAACTTGACGCGGAAGTCTTGGAGGAATGGCAATATCAATACGACGATTGCGACTAAAGATGGGAGTTCTTGGAATTATAATATCTCCTCCGACATCGTCAGGTGGATTACTTCGTGTGCTAATGGTACTAGGAAGAACATCTGTATTTAGTACAATTTCGTTTGTGGAAACGTTTGAAGACATCGAGGCAACGATGGTGCTGGGAACAAGGTTCATCATTGAGGATGTTGAGAACAGAGTTGATTCGGCGGGATGTTGATATCCAATGTTGCTAATAGGAGTCATTTCAGGGGCAAAAGGTTGTTGGGGATATTCGGCGGGCGGGGGTCCAGAAGGAGGAGCAGCAATAGGAAATGTTTCTTGACTAGTTTGGGATGGTGTGCGAGGCGAAGGCGGTGTGCGAGGCGAAGGCAGAGGTTGAGAAGGTGGAACGGAGGCTGATGGTGCCTGAGATGGCAAAGATTCGGGAACTGATTGTACTACAAATGGCACGTGAGGTAGATTCGCGTTTCTCCATTGAATCAGTGATGCCCGTCGTTGATGCATCGAGTACATTTCGTACAGAGACCGTTGTCGTGTGTAGGGCGTCGGCATGAGATATGCGATGCGGTCGCGCATCCATCGAAGCGTCGGATCCGGAAAGGCCTCATTATCGTACAAGAGTTCCGGAAACATATTGTGAAAAAGGTCCAAGGAATCAAATCCGTAGACAACTTCGTAGCGCTGGTTATAGGCCATCTTGCCATACTATACGGGAGAAGTCTTTAACACATCCGGCAATGTAAAAAATTGAACTTAAAGAATCAAAGTTAACAATTTGTAAAGCAAACAAATGACTACCTTACTTTCCTATAATCCTTCCATGTCTTCCCCATCGGAACCTAATCTTCTCTATACCTTAATTGGATTAGCTAATTTAGGAAATACCTGTTTCCTAAATGCGATCTTACAGTGTTTGCGTCTCAATCCCGCGATCGCATCCATCTTTGTGAGGCCCGGTGGAATGCGTCTGCGTGCCGATGCTCCTGTCGCCCCCTTGGTCACAGCATTCCAAACCTTGATGCGCGACTTTTGGCGTGTTACTCCTGCCGCCAGTTCAAACCCTACGATGGTCCCCCGTGGATTCTTCCAAATCCTTAAAACAACGCTGGAAGATACGGATGTATATTGGTACACTCCTGGACAACAGTCAGACGCCGGTGAGGCGATTCAGTATTTACTGGATTCCCTACACGAAGGTATGTTCTTTGAACCCACGATGCGAATCAATGGCGAAGCGACTACACCGGAAGAAGCCTCACAACTACGAGCACTTGAAGCCTGGATGCATTCGTGGAGCAACAAGGTTCCCGGAGCCTTTCGCAAGGGATACAGTCCTATTGTTAAACATTTCTACGGCCAAACCATCACCTGTATCCAATGCCATACGTGTAAAAACATATCGGAACAGTTCCAACCCTGGGCGGTTCTCAAAGTACCCATACCAGGAGCAGATATCAAAGGGGCCTCGGCTCCCGACGTTCACGCTTGTTTGAAGGAAGCCTTCCACCAAGATACGATCCCTGACTATTCGTGTACAGAGTGTAATCGTCGTGCGGGCACCAAGGATCTTCGCTCGCCCGCCACCCGCTTCGACCGACTCTCCAAGGTTCCCTCTGTCCTCTTTCTTCAATATAAACGCACCATCTTTCGTAAGGATATCGGCGCGCAAATCAAGGTTCGGTGTAAAATCGACTGCGATCTGGACAATATCGATCTAACTCCCTATATGGCCTACAGGCGTGATCCCTTCACAAACGAATTGATCGCCGACGTTCCTCCCATTTACGAAGTGTCAGCGATTGTGGAGCAAATGGGGAGTGCGCAAGGTGGACACTACATCTGTTACGTTCGCCAAAAAGACCAATGGGTCGAATACGACGACAGCACCACAACGCCAGTCGATGCGAGTCGCGTCAATAATCAAGATTCCTACATCTTGATGCTCACCCTCAAGCGTGAGGTCCCCGAAGCGACGCGCCAGTTTGAGACTGATATTCTCGCGTACCGTGCCTCTCTTCCTCCTCCGGTCGAGGATCCTACCCCCGCATAAGCCTTCATAAAAAAACGTATGCCTAGGTAAGACATGTCATCGAATATAGTCGCTATGAATGCGCCGGCACCAAGTGTGTTTCAGGGTCTTTTTTCAACCTTTGGATTCGTCATGATCCTCATCCTTGTCGTCTTTATCGCACTCGTCATCTACTACAAGACGGTCGGATACTACATTGAGTTTGGATGGAATCGTCTGTTTTCCCTCTTGATGGGAGGCACGAGCATCGACGTGGACATTGGCGATGGAACTCTGGACACCAACATCAAACCCATGGATGGTCCTCCCACCAACAAGATGGCGCCTGCCGACAGCCGTCCTTCCGGTATGCCCGGTGCGAAGGAAAGTTCCAATGGAGTGGCGTCTGCCCTGGAGTCCCTTATCAAACCTGGCAAGGAGGTCTTCAATGTAAGCAAGAATATCTACACCTTTCACGACGCCTCGGCCGTCTGCTCCGCTCTGGGTGCCGAGTTGGCAAACTACGAGCAAGTTCAGGAAGCCTACCACAACGGTGCCGACTGGTGTAATTACGGGTGGGTGAAGGGACAGATGGCCGTCTACCCCACACAAAAGGCCACCTGGACCAAGTTACAAAAGGGAGCCCCCGAGTTCCGTGACGCCTGTGGACGCCCCGGCGTCAACGGAGGTTTTTTTGACAATCCCGAACTCCGCTTCGGCGTGAATTGCTACGGACCCCGTCCTCCCAAAAGTGCCACGGATGAACTGTTGGAAAGCCAGGTGGCCTTGCCTCCTTCCACCGACGAAATCGAATACGACAAGAAGGTCCAGAAGTTCCGCGAGCAACTCAGCACCATTTCTGTTCTTCCTTTCAATCGCGGACAATGGGCGGATTAACCTGCGTATGAATTCATAACCCTATAGACACTATAGGGATATGATTGATTATTTATTCAATAGGTAACGTCCATATGGAAACACCTGCCGTAAGGCGATTTTGTCAATCGGATCCATGGTTTCATACACTTGGACCAGAAAGGCAACAATATCGATACGTTTTCGTAGACACGCGTGAAGGTACACGCGTTGAAATACAACATCCCACGGAATGTTTACGAACATGATGGTTGTATCCTCTTCCTCTTCTGGAAGGGTACTGTAATACGTCTTCATCGCGTTCAGATCATTCTTGTCGACCAGACCTTTCAAGAATCGGATGATGGAAATGGTGGCCATAGAGGGGTGTAGAGATTTACTAGTCCTCGTCTTCCGAGATGTGATCTTCGGCAAGAACCCACTCCGCACCTTCCTGAAAGAGAAAGCCTTCGTCCACCAATCGCTGGGGGTCCGGTTTCAGATAAATGTGGAGAAAGGATTGAAAAAATCCGCGCCAACCTGGGGCCTCTTGTTCCCAGTTGCGTTGTTTCAGAGTGGACCATAGGGCGTCCCATTCTTCGTATCCAAAGATCTTCCATTGAACGTACTCATTCCAAAGACGTTCCAATTCATCGGTCCACCCCTTCGGTCTAGGAAACGTGCGTTGTGGCCCCACAACCTCGAGGACACGATGGGACTTGCTATTGCTTTTGCTGTACCATACACAGAGTGCTTCACATAAATGTTTGGAAAACTCGTCTACCTTACAATTTAATAAGACCCCGTAATTTCCTACATGGTCCTGAAATCGCGTTCGTAGTTCGGTGATAGACATCGCAGGAGAAAATTCATCACCTTGAGGGGTTTGGAACCATGTATTGAGTTCTCTGGCCATAGGGCAAACCGACTAGGGGGTGTTATATTAGATTCCTGGACCTTTTTTGATGGGTGCTTCCGCGGTCAGGGTCTTGTGAATATATTCCGTGGTTTTGCCTCCCCTTCTTGACTGAATAAACTCGAGGATGGATGCTGTCTCATCCTTCGGCTTACCCTTGTAATATTCGCGAAGTTGCTCCTCGAGAAGGGTCCACGAAAGATCTCGGGGTTTGAATTCCGTTTTTCGTTGAAGCGTGGCTCCGTTAATCTGGAGTACTGCCGTCTTCATGTTGGACGCATCCAAGGTTCGGATAATCTTGTCTTCGAACGTTTTCCGCATTTGGCGTGCGTTTGTCACCTGTTTTCCGAGTGTTTCCGCTAAATTGTCAAAGTGGACCCAGTGACGAACAGAATCGATGAGTTCCGATTGAGCGACGATGGGTTTTGAATGGGGCCCGGACATTCCTACTCGGGGGGTCAGTGTTTCCGTCCTAAATGAACGCAGTTGATTGAAAAAGGAAAAATAAGAAAGGGAAATAGAAAAGGAAGGAAAAGAAAAGACACGTGATTTGATTCGAAGCGAATTCAATCACGGGTTTTTTTGACGGCCCCACGCGGTATCGATCCGCGTACCTTCCGGTTAACAGCCAGATGCTCTGCCGAGTGAGCTATGGGACCTGGGGGTCCCATTGAGGAACCACGAAAAAAGAATGGGTTTTTGTTTTCTTATTGGTTTTCTATATTAGAGACGATTCTCGCACCTTATGTCTTACGCCTTGCGGGCAACGGTAGTGGCAGCGGCGGGGGCAGCTGCGGCAGTTGCGGCGGCTGCGGCCTTCTTGGCCTTGGCCTCAGGGTAGTGAGGGGCCAGGTAGCGCTGGAGGTTCAGGATCTTGAGCTGGTCAGACTCCTTGAGGCCGAGCAACTTGCGGAGAGGGGCGTCGGCGTTGATGAACTGCTTGTCCATCAGGTTGTGGTCGCGGGCATACTTGCACACACGCGTGGTCACCTCAGAGCGCTTCAGCTTGGAGCCCTTGGCCTCGCCGAGAAAGGTGGCGAGGGCGTCAGAGATGAGGGTGGGCGTGGTGAAGACAGTGGGCTTGGCCTCGATGGGGGCACCGTCGGCATCGACGGTCGCAGTGCGTCGGCGACGGCCCTTGCCGGCCTTCTTCAGCTCGCGGGGGATCTGCTTCTCGAGCTTCTTCATAGAGGAGAAGACCGTGCTGAGGGTGCTACGGAGGGTGTTGACCTGCTCGGTGAGGGCAGAGAACTGGGCAACAATGTTGACGTTCTCCTCGGCAGGAGCAGACTCAACGTGGGAAATTACGGCAGAGGCGACGACAGGGGCAACGATGGGGGCAGGGACAGAGACAGGGGCAGGGGCAGCAGAGGCGACGGGGGCAGAGGTAGTGGCGACAGTTGTGGCCTTCTTATTAGAGGCACGCTTGGGGGCAGAGTTGGCAGGAGAAGACATTTTATACTGGTGTCCGAGGAGTTTTTAGAGGAAACTAAACGCGGGAATGCTGATCCTCCCTCAAGGAGTGGTCGTCTCAATTTTGTCCAAGAACCGGGAGAAAACGACGTCGAATCCCTCACCGCGGACGGTTATTCTCAAGGGTGTTCCGTCGCGAAATTAAAATCTCCGGAAGGAGCAGAGATGGAATCCGCTGACCGCATTTCTCACGTAGTCGAGAATCAGTGTCACAGCGTGAAATCAAAGAAAAACATGAAGGAACGATGTACATCACCCGCCTCGCACGGAGATTTCTGCGGAATCCATTACAAGAACCCGACGCGATGGACACCGGGATCTCCTGATTCCATCGCAAAGCGCGTTAAACGACGCAAGCGAATGCTAGAGCGCGCCGAGGCCCTGGAAGCGGCAGCCGACCAGGTACAGAAGTGGTATCGATTCCGACGAGGATTCTATCGTGTGCGCCTCCACGGACCCGCCATCTATGCTAGATCGCTATGTACCAACGACGCCGACTTCTTTTCCACCGACCACGTCGCTGACATTAGTGGACACATGTTCTTTTCCTATCAGGATGCCGACAAACACGTCTATGGGTTCGACATTCGGTCCGTCTACACCTTGCTCCATCGCGCCCGGTTGGAAGGAACAGTGGCTTCCAATCCCTTCACGCGTACCCCCTTTTCGGAAGCGACGATGGCCAAGATTTCCACCCACGTCAAGTGGTTGCGAGAACGAACCTTTCCGACCGAATGGGCTCCGCTGGAACCTCCTACACCGGAACAACAGTGGCGAATGAAGATTGTGGATATTTTTAAGGAAATTGATGCCCTCAATTATTACTCCTCTCCCGACTGGTTCATTGGATTAGATCAACGAGGACAGCGGAAGTTTTATTCCGAACTGTTTTACATTTGGACGGATCGTGCGGGTCTTTCCAATGCCCAAAAGAATGCTATTGTTCCGAATCACTTTCAGCGTATTTTTCGCCATACTCCCTGCGCCCTTGCTGACCAATCGATGGAGTCCCTTCAACGCATCAATACCAACA